CGGCGCAATCTCCTCAAAGGTTTCGGCGAGCACGCGGCCTTCGCGGTCGAGCGTGACGATGACGCTGGCAATGCACCACTTGCCGTCGCGGATGGTGGGCTTCTGCCGGCGCTCGGCATGGAAGCCGCCGAACACGATCTCAGCCGCATCCGGTGCTTCAGCGCAGAGAGTAGTGAGGCTGGCGATCTGGTCGTCAGACATGGCGATGTTGAAGCCGGCGGTCATGCGGCCACCGCAGGGTTTTTCTCAAAGCCAACAGCCCGGATGCCGAACCGCTCGGCTGCCTTGAGTATCGCGCCCGACCCAGCGAACGGGTCTAGTAGCAGCTTGGCACCGTGGCCGTAGGCGCAGACCATCCAATCGGCCACCTCCATCGGCAATTCTGCTCGGCGGCCGTTGGTGACCGGCGCTGCTGTGATATGGTCCAACAGGAAGCTTGGGGCGACGGCGCTCTTGCCCTTCTTGAAGGCCAAGACCTGTACGCTGGCGAATGCTGGACCTGACGTCTTGGCCTTCGTGCGAGCAACTGGCTTGCACCATGTCAGTGTGCGGACCGGCTCGACGATCCCGCGAACGGACTCGACCATGTAGGCTTGGCTGCGCCAACTCGATGCGCACATCACAAGCATCCAGCCGCCTGGCTTTAGCTTGCGCGCCGCCTCACGGAGGACGATGGCGACTGTTGCCGAGATCGCGTGCTCATCGCCGTCGCCGCGAAGTGCATAGGGCGGGTCCGTGACAATAAGGTCCGGCTGTTCATTGAACGCCGTGATCAGGTCGAGCGCGTCGCCAGCGATCATTGAGTAGGTCGCCATCATGCAGCCGCGTGAGTTGCGTTGAGCGTCGGGAGGTAGGAGCGGTCGAACTTCGCGGTGCGCCGAAGCAGCTCGTAGGGCGTGTAGAAGGAGCCGATGGCCTCGTAGGCATCGCAAAGCTCGCGGACGGCCTGCTCGTTGAGCGGCAGAAGCTGATCCAGCAGCCACGCAGCGCGCCACGTGCCGGGCTTGCTGTGCCGATAGAAGCCCTCGCAAGCATCGATCGCGCCCTTGATGCTCGCCATTTCGTTGGCGGCGCGGAAGAAGTTGCAGGCAGTGTCGTTGCCGTCGAAGGGCTTAGACCAGAATGCCGGCCGACCCGCGCAGAGGTTCTCAACAGCAAGCAGGAGCGAATAGTCGTCGTGCGCCGCGCCGTTGCTCGCCGTGTCGCGAATGCGCTTCGTGGCTTCGGTTGCAGAGAGAAGGTTGACTGGGGCGTTCATTTGCGCCGCCCGAAGCTGTCGAGGACACGGTTGATTTCGTCCCAATCGACGGTTGGCGAGAGCATCGGTCCGATGCGCGCATAGTCTCGGGCGTCTTCGAGCGACTTGCCCTCGTCCTGCATCTTCATGAAGAACTGCGCGCACTTGAGGTCGGTGCTCACAGTTCCGCTGGAGAAGACAGTCTTCGCCTGACCAGAGCCGGGTTTGCCGGAAATCGTGCGAATGAATGGCTTGGTTTTGACCGGGTGCATGGTGGGGCTCCGGTCAGGCATTTGAGAAATGGTGGCGCAGGTCGCTGAGAAGCTTCGCGCGGCTGGTGGCGTGCAGCAGGGCAGGGATGTTCAGCCAGTTACCGGCAAACCCCGTGATCTGTTCCGCGTACCACTCGCCGTCTCGGCGCCAAATCTCGAACAGGTCGCCCGATGCATTCTTCGCAACATCCCTCATTTCCCGCTCCCATCTGCCTGAAGCCGCATCGTGCGGCTCACGTGTCGACAGTTGCATGTTTTGCAACCGAACACAATAGGCTTGTTGCACTATTTGCAACCAGCAAATCGGAGGGGCGAGAATCAAATGCAACAAGGGCTTCCAACGGTCAGGTTGGAAGCCCTAAAAGTCCCGTCGAAGTCGACGGCGCTAGTTCAGCGATGCCCGCATAAACCGCGTGATCTTCGCAACGTTCCGCTCCACCTCAAACGGGGGTACTCGGAAGACGATTGGCACGTGGTCGTCGAACTGATGGATGAAAAGCCGGTCGCCGGTGATCGGATCGCAAAGGACGTCCAGAGCGATCGGCTTGAGGGCGCTTTCGCACATCTCGAGCAATTTGTCGGCGCCGTGGTCTAGTTTGAACTGCTGCCGGCTGACCATGGCAGAGCTGGCGAAGTGCAATTCGCTGAGGACGCCGGCCATGTCCTCTATGGGGATATCAACCTGCATCGGCTTGTTGTTGGTCAAATGGACCGAAAACGTTGCCGAGTCCCCGTCAGGTTCTACCGTCGCGTGAAGGCCGAGTATTCGTTCGTGTGCCGCACGCTTTACCTCCACCGGCTGGCCCACCCACGCCGGTAACGCACGAAAATGACGCATCTCTCAATGTCCTGTTTTTATCTCCTTGCAGCTCTTCGCTCCGTCCTGGGGCTAGGTTGGTGTTTCGTCCCCTCCTTCTGGAGAGCTTCTGAATCCTCGTGCTGCCGCACGAACTCCGGGCGACGCGGTTCGTTGTCCAGCAGCAGCATGAGCTTCAGCACCTCCTGGATTTGATCGGGTCTGCGGTTCCTCCTTTTGAACCACCGCGCAATCCAATCGTCCTCCGGGTCGCGGAACAATCGTCCCACATCTTGATCCTCCGGGTCTTCCCAAAAGATCGCTGCGATTTGCACCAAATAGCGCTCTGTGGGCAGCGTGCCGCTGAACCAGCGCGAGACAAGGGATTTGTCAGCGCCGGTCTTCTCGATGATCTCGGCGCGCTTGATGCCTAGCTTACCCGCCCACTCGGCAATGTAGTGGATGCGGATTGGCGTCTTGTTGGCGTGGATGCGGGAGATTGCGGTCATATGCAACGATACGACCGGCGGCTCCGGGGGTCGTTATCGTCGTTTTCAACTGCCTCTTGCATCCAGTTGCAAAACATGCAACCTAGGGTGCATGACGAAGATGACCACACTAGCGGAGTGGCGGCAGGCTCAGAAGGAGCCGGCGACCGGCGAGGCAATCTCGATGACGGCCGCCGCCGCCCTAGTAGGCGTTTCGAAATCGACGTGGAGCCGCTGGGAACGCGGACTTGAGCCGGTCGGCGTCTTCGCCGTGCCGCGCATCGTTGCCGCAACCGGCATTCCCTCCCACGAGCTGCGGCCGGACGTCTTCACCGAGCCGCCCCGAAAGGCGGACGCCGCATGAACCCCGGCTTCCTTCTCATGCTGATGTCCACAACTGCCTGGGCACTGATCATTGCCGCGCTGCGCTGGGCAGGTGCGATGTGAGCAACTTCCATGTGGGACAACGCGTAGTTTGTGTCGACGGCGACTACACCCCCAAGCAACTCGCTGACGCGTTCTGGGGCGACGAAACGCTGCCTATGACGGGGCTGGTCTACACGATCCGCGGTTACATGCCGGAGCCCAATGGGCTGGCGGTGCGCTTGGTCGAGATCAACAACGAACCGCGCGAATACTATCACGGCTTCGTTGAATGCGCCTCCAACGCTTCGCGATTTCGTGCACTCGCCTATCCCAAGCAATCCCTCGAATCCGATCTCCACCTCTTCACCCCCTGGCTCAAGGTCGGAGAGGAGGCGTAGATGCTGGACCCGATCGACAGCGACAGCCTTGCTCAGGATCAGCTCAAGTCGTTCGTGCGCCGCATTGAGGCGATCGAGGACGAGATCAAAGTCCTCAACGACGACAAGTCTGAGATTTACCGCGAGGCGAAGGGCAACGGCTTCGACGTCAAGGTGCTGCGCAAGGTCGTCACCGCACGGCGCAAAGGACAAGCCGAGCGCGACGAGGAAGAGGCGCTTTTCGACCTCTACTGGAACGCCATCCACGGCGTCGTGCGCGCACACGTAGAAAACATTGAGGAATTTGCCTCGGAAGAGGCGCGGCCACAAGTTTCTTACCAGGACCCCAGTGTTGATGCCGAAGGCCTCGGCGGAGCTGTGCACGAGGCAGGGCGCGAGGAAGGGTTCCAATCGCGTCTCCCCAGTGATCGGGCAGAAAATAAGCCGGACGCCCCGGCTGTGATCGCAGGCGTACCTTTCCAGACTCCGGACGATGGTGGCGACACTGCCGAGCCGGATAGCGGCCTCGCGGTACAGGGCGAGGTCGCAACCCTTTCGCCGGAAACGGCGGGCGAAGTCCTGGCGCAGGACGGCGGAGGCTCCCTTGAGGGTAAGTCCGAAGCAGCGCTCACGGCGTCCGTAGATGCCATCGTGAACGACGGCGACCGGCGTGTTGTGTCCGGGAATGGGATCGTGACAGCCGGAGAGACGGCACCAATTTCCGCCAACCACGAGGCCACGGATAAGCCCGGCGTGGAGCAATCTGCGCCGGCTCCGGTGGCCGCTATCCAGCGCAAGGTTCGTCACAACGCTGATCCTCGCTGTCTCGACAAAGACAAGTGCGGCGAGTTTTCGAACTTCGCCTTCTGCATGAAGTGCCGGGCGGCGTGGCGCGCTGCGCATCCACTCGAAACCGAGGGGGCAGCGTAGATGCGCGGGTTCCACTCGACCACTCATCACCGGGCACGTGGCGCTGTGCGCGGCTACACCGAAACTGGTGGCGCCACGCGCCGGATTTCCATCGCGTTCGATGAGGACACCTTTTTGCGCATCGAGGCGATGGCGGCGAAGCGCCAAGTGCCGTTCGCCGCCGTCGTTCGAAAGATCATGACGTACGCGGTCGAGGTCGAGGAAGAGTTCGAAGAGGGCGCCTGATGGACGTTCCCTGCATCATTGCGGTCTGCGCCATCGCCGCCGTCGTGGCCTTGCTCTTCATCGCCTTCGTCTATGGCGCGTTCGTCGAGCGTGACGTTCCTCGCGATCCCTACGCCGAAGAGCTCGGCAAGGATGGCGAGTAGTGGACGCCCTCGATCATCACATGGGAACCGCGACCTCGCCGGGGGCGGGCGAGAGGGTCTTGTCGCGGCTCGCACATGCTGACCGACATCAGCACGACGGCGGCGTTTCCAGCGTTCGCCGGCATGCCCCGAAAGGGGACTTTTCTGCTTGCCGGGGCGTTCGCGCTCCGGCCCTTTCCCGGCTTGCGCACAGACCATCGGTCGCCGCTCCGGGTACGCTTTCCCATACGCTCGCCTTCACTCCCTTGGGGATCGAGCGTCGACGGCCGGCCGCGCGATTCCTCCACGCTCAACGGCTGGCCGTCACCTTCATTCCGCGTCAGCATAAAACCTGCCGCTCTAATTCCGATGATGGGCATCAAGTCCGCCAAGACCTGTCCGATGCTCGCCATTTCGTTTCGCCGCTTCATCAGTGCCGCTCCTCTCATGGTCACAACCAACCACGAGAGGCGTCCCGCTGTGCTGCCTATTTCTCCCAAGGACTCGGAAATGTCTGACGTCGCGTATGCCCGAAGCATCCTTGACGATGTGTTCGATATCGATCGCACCGGCCGTTCCATCGTCATCGCGCGCGCCTTTGAGGCCGTGCGCAGCGTGGAGCGGCGGATCGACCGTGCCGTGCTGGCGCTTCGCCCGCGCCGCTGGACCGAGCGTCGGGTCCGCTCAATCGTCGACCTGGAGGCGGTCCGGGTCGACCACTACGAAATCGAGGACTTGCTCAAGGTCCGCATCGAGGAGGCCAGACGTGAGCTTGCCAGATCGAGGGAGCGCGCCGCGCGGATGGCTGCGTTTCTTGCCACTCAGGATGAGGGTTTTCATGGCGATGAAATTCAGCGCCTGGGGGCCTTCGCTCGCGGAGTGGATTTGCCCTGAGTGGTTCGGGGCGGAACGGGAAAAGGACGGGAAATGAGGAAGGCCCAACTCGAAACGGAACTGGCGCGCGCCTATCGGGCGCTGCGGGGCATCTATGGGGCCACCGCGAACGGCCATATGCCCGACGCCGCCATGCTCGGCTACCACGCGCCGGCATTGGGTGCCGCGATGCGGTTTGTTGGCGAGGGCAAACTCGACGGCTCCGAATACTTCATCGGCAAAGACGTGAGCGTTCTTCGCGCCGAATTGGGCAAGTACATCAAGGCATAGCCCCCTCACGGGGCCATACAGGGACAACGGGGGACGGGGTGAACCAGACCGAACGCGAAATCATCCGCGAGACCACTAAGCTCATTCGTGAGCGGCCAGAGCGCTTCACGCGAGACCGCTTCCAGGTGCGCGAAAAGGACCGGGGCTGGGGCAACGGCATTGAGGTTTGGGTGGCCAACGGAAGTTGGGCGCTCAAGGTCAGCCACGACGGCGTCACAGTAGCTGACGGAGGCGTCGCCATCGTGTCGCTTGCCCGGTGGCGCTATGATCTTTGGGACGCCTGCATGGCCATCCCAGAGAGTAGCGAGACTACGGCGGCGCTTCGGTATTTGCAGTCGGCGAACGAGCCCGCCTGATGCTCTCACAATCGATCAATCCACGCTGCTCCATTGGCTTCATCCGCCTCAAGCATCGGATAGGCCCCGAAACCGACCGTCGCCGCAAGGCGCGCATCGTCGCCAATGCCGAACTTATGGGCGTACCGGTCAATGCCGCCAAGCAGCGTGTAAACGCCACACGCTCGGCAAGTCGGAGGGATGCTGCGCGATGAGCGACTACGCCAACTTTCTCGCCTCGAAGCGCATTGTCGATCCGCCAACGGGGCTCCATGCGGTTCCCGACCTGCCTGCCGAGCTATTCGACTTCCAGCGGGATATCACCGCCTGGGCGCTGCGCCGCGGCCGTGCCGCGCTGTTCGCCGGCACAGGCCTTGGCAAGAGCCTGATGGAGCTCGCCTGGGCCGATGCGATCCATCGCGAGACCGGCAAGGACATTCTACACCTCGCGCCGTTGGCCGTCTCGGCGCAGTTGGAACGCGAGGCCCGCAAGTTCCGTCTGCCGGCCCGCCAGGTCCGTTTTTCGTCGGATTGCGCCTCGGGCACGAACATCACGAACTACCAAAAGCTCGATCACTTCGATCTATCGGCGTTCGGCGGCGTCATCCTCGATGAGAGCTCGATCCTCAAAAGCACGGATGGCAAATACCGAAACCAGTTGATCGAGGCGTGCGCCGAAATCCCCTTTCGCTTGGCCGCTACGGCCACGCCGGCGCCGAACGACTTCATGGAGCTTGGCAACCACGCCGAGTTCCTCGGGGTGATGTCCTACACCGACATGTTGGCGACGTTCTTCGCCCATGACGGCGGGGACACGCAGAAGTGGCGCCTCAAGGGGCACGCCGAGTCTGAGTTCTGGAAGTGGATGGCGTCGTGGGCAGTGATGATCCGCAAGCCATCCGACCTCGGTTATGAGAACGGCGCTTTCGATTTGCCGGAGTTGCGCCAGCAGCAGCACATCGTAGCCGCCGACTACGCACCGAGCCTCGATACCGGCTTGTTGTTCCCGATGGAAGCGCGGACCTTGCAGGAGCGGCTGGCAGCCAGGCGCGATACGGTTGCCGAGCGCGTCGCACTGGCCGCGCAGATCACGCCATCCGATCGGCCCTTTGTCTGGTGGTGCAACCTCAACGCTGAAAGCGACGCGCTCGCGGCGGCCATACCCGATGCCGTTGAGGTTCGTGGATCCGATAGCGAGGACGACAAAGAGCGCAAGCTGATCGATTTCAGCGAGGGGCGCATACGTGTGCTGGTGACCAAGCCGTCCATTTGCGGCTGGGGGATGAACTGGCAGCACTGCGCCGATACTGGCTTTGTCGGGCTCAGCGATAGTTTCGAGCAAGTCTACCAGGCCATCCGTCGCTTCTGGCGGTTCGGCCAAGCCAAGCCTGTAACCGTCCACTTCATTGCCGCCGAGACCGAGGGCGCTGTTGTCGCGAACCTCCGCCGCAAGGAAGCCGACGCTGACCGCATGGCGGCGGCGATGGTCCTTCATATGGCCGACCTTTCCTCGGACGCCGTGCGCGGCAGCGAGCGAACCGCCCCTGATTACAACCCCACGCAGCCGTTCGAGCTGCCGGATTTCCTGAGGGCTGCATGACCATCAATGCCGTCGAGCAAATCGTCACGCCCGAATATGCGATCTACCAGGGAGACGCGTGCGAGCTGATCCGCGCCATCCCGGGCGATAGCATCCATTTCGGCATCCATAGCCCACCATTCGAAGGGCTTTACCGATTCAGCAATTTCGACCGGGACATTTCCAACAACGACGGGCCGCAGTTTTGGGAGCACTACGCCTTCCTGATCGCGGAGCTGCTCCGCGTCACCCGGCCCGGGCGCCTGCATAGCGTGCACTGCATGCAGTTGCCCATGACCAAGATCACGCACGGCCATATCGGCATGCGTGATTTTCGCGGCGAGATCGTCCGCGCCTACGAGGACGCCGGCTGGATTTTCCACTCCGAGGTCTGCATCTGGAAAGACCCGGTTGTTGCTCAGCAGCGGACCAAATCCATCCGCCTGCTCCATGCTCAAATCTTCAAGGACAGTACCATCAGCGGGCAGGGCCTGGCGGACTATGTGCTGACCTTCCGCAAGCCGGGGGACAACGCCGAGCCGATCAGCGGCCCATTTCAGCAGTTCGTTGGGACCGGCGTCGATATCTCACCAGAGGCCTATGAACGCGATAAGGCCGGCCGCGCCGGCGATGGCAAGGAGGCGTGGCCTTACGAGACGTGGAAGTCGATCCTCATCTGGCAGCGCTACGCCTCCCCGGTGTGGATGGACATCGACCAAACCCGAACGCTCCAATATCGCGGCGGCCGCGACGAGAAGGACGAAGTCCATATTTCGCCGCTACAGCTCGACGTAATCGAGCGCTGCATCGACCTGTGGTCGCTTCCAGGCGAGACCGTACTGACGCCGTTCCTTGGCATCGGCAGCGAGGTCTATTGCGCCGTCGAAATGGGTCGCAAAGGCGTCGGCTTCGAGCTCAAGCCGAGCTATTTCCGGCAGGCGGAACGGAACCTATCCGACCTCAACCGCGCCCGAACCGACGATCTTTTCAGGGCTGGCGCAGCATGACCCGCAAGCCATCATCCAAGACCAAGATAATTCGCGCTGCGGCGCAGAAGGCGAGGGGGAAGTGAGCGACTTGCTGCACATTCCAGCCGATGTTCGCGAAATCGCTGACCTCGCAGCGCGGCGCTACTACACCTCCGCGTTCGAGGGTCCGCTCGCTGATCTCATCACCGAGACGCTGGCGGCGGACCGGGCGCAGCGCTTCATGCCGAAGAAGCGGATGGGGCTTACATCCGTCCAAGCCGACACGCTGCGCTATATCCGAGCCTATTCCGTCGAGCATGGCTTCCCGCCGAGCTTCGGTGAGATCGCCAAGGCGCTCGACCTCAAGTCCAAGAGCGGCGTCCATCGTATCGTAACGGCACTGGAGGAGCGGGGCCATATTCGCCGGCTGCCTTATCGCGCCCGCGCCATTGAAATTATTGGTGCGCCATGACTAGGGGGCGTCCTCGCGACTTTGTCAGAGCCAAGGACCCGATCGTTCGGCATCTCCTCGAGGCGGTCGATGCCTCGGGTCGTCCTGATACGGCCATCATCGCCAAGGCCGGCTGCAATGACCATGCTCTCCATCTGCTTCGCACTGGGGCGCGCACAGGTCGGCTGACAACCATAGCTGCGTTGGCTGGCGCCGTCGGCCTTCGTCTCAAGCTCGTGAGGGACGAATAGATGAGCTCGCCAGCCTGGATGCCGCTGGACATCGACGCCTACCTCTCCGACACGCTGCATCTCAGCGCTGCAGAGCACGGCGCCTACATGCTGCTCATCATGCGCTACTGGAAAGACGGCGGCCTGCCGGCTGATGAGCGCATGATCGCTCGCTTTGCTCGCCTCTCGACGGAGCAGTGGGCCGACAGCCGCGACGTGCTCGCGGCTTTCTTTGAGCCGGGCTGGAAGCACAAGCGGATCGATGCCGAGTTGGCCAAGGCTGCCGAGATCATCGGCAAGCGCAAGTCGGCCGCCATGCAGAAGCACAGCAAAAGCTCTGCACATGCAGAGCAAGTGCAGTCCAAAAGCACTGATACGCGCGTGCCACCAGAACCAATAACCTCTCCTCCTCACATTCGTTCGGAGGAGAAGCGCGCACAGCGCGCCGCGCGCCTCCCAGAAAATTGGGCTCTACCCGAAGATTGGCGGCAAGATGCCGAGGCCTCCGGGCTGTCTGCTGATCGCGTCGACGCTGAGGCGGCAAAGATGCTCGATTGGTCACGCTCCTCGCAGGCCGGTGCCAAGCTCGACTGGCGGGCGGCTTGGCGCAATTGGTGCCGCAAAGCCGCTGCCGACGTGCCGCGGGGCCGACCGCCTCCGATCCGCGCGCCATCGCAGTCGGACGTGTTCAAACTCATCGGGGAAAGGGCGGCAAATGGATCGGACACAGCAGATCGCGGAAGCGTTCGACCGGCTATTCAGCACTTACGATCGGCCTGAGCATGGCGAGCCTCACGAGATTGCGCAACGCCGCCTCGAGCGCGCTGCTGCATATTTCGACGCGGTGTCGCCATACGAGATTGTCGACGTCCTCGAGGCGGTCAGGAACTTCCTCAGCGGCTCTGCGCCTGGCCACAACCCTGCTTTCGCGCCGTCGGCTCCTCTTGTCGGCGCGGAAGTTCGCCGGGTGATGAACCTTCGGCTGGATAGGGAGCATCGTGCCGCAAAGCCGGCTCTCCCGGCACCCGATATTGTTCATACGCCGGAGGAACGCGCCAGGGTGTCGGCCTTGGTTGACGACCTCGTTCGCCGCAACGCCGAGCAACTACGCACCGAGGACGCAGAAAAGGATCGCCGCATGCGCGAGCTGACCGCGCGAACGAATGCCCGCTTCATGCCCGATATGTCGCCTGCCGCGATGAAGCGCCGCCTTGGCTTTGCCGTCGGCGATCCTGAAGGGGACAGCGATGCGGCGTAGCAAAGCTGGTGTCCTCGACAGGTCTGTCGCTGAACGTCTTCGCTCACTGGGGATGTCATGGGAGAGCGTCGCTAAGCGGCTGTCTGTCAGTGTTGAGGTACTGCGGCGCGCGATCGATCCAGGCTTCGCGGAAAAGCGCAACGCCCGCGTGCGTGCACGGCGAGCTCGCTACAGTCGTGAGCCTACAGGGAAGGTGCATCAGCCGGGCTGGCACACCAGCGCGGCCGAGAAACGCGACGGGGAACGATTGCTAAAGCTTGTGCCTCCTGACACGCGCGACCTCACCGCCAGGGTATTCGGCGATCCTCTTCCCGGTAGATCAGCACTCGACAAGCTTTCATCGGATATTGGCGGGAGGGCGGGGTGAAGGTGATCGAGATGGATGCGGTGTTGAAAAACCGCATCGTCGCACGCATGTCGGAAATCGACGCTCTGCCTGCCGAGATGAGGCAGCTTGTACACGACTTCGGGTGGACCGTCGTCAAGGCATTTCGAGATGCTGGCGTGACGAAAGCAAAGACAATCGTGCACCTCATCCGGTGCGTCAACGAGGGCTCCGTCGAGGGCAAATCGAGGCCGATGATCTTCCTCGACGAAGCGCCCAAGGCTCTCGCCGGCAACGGTCTCGCGGTGGTTCCGATTGAGCCGACGCAAGAGATGATCGACGCCAGCTTGGCGCAAGTCACGGGCTTCAATGTCATCGTTTCGAAGCCGGAGAAACATCGGCGTCGGCTTCGTGCTGCCATTGAGGCAGGTCGGCAGAAAATCGCATCGCGGCAGACTTGAAAGGGGCAGCGTGAATGGGGAAGCAATTCTTGCTCAGGGCTGGCATCACTTGCGTGTTCGTCGGCGCGTGGCTGGTGATCTTCCCGCTTGGCCTCCTGTTGCTGGACCAGCCGTTCGTTGCGGAGATCACCGGGCGCGGTGGGATCGCGGTGATGCTGGGCGGCTTGCTGGGGGGCATCATCCCCGGCCTGATCGCCCTGACATGGTCCAGGCACACGTAGGCAGGGACGGACAATGGCTGATGATTTTTTCGATCTGCCGGAAGTGGGCTACCTAGTCGATCGCATTCCGGTCGCGCGGCTGGTTCTTGCTGACACGACGATGCATCGCTGGTTTTGCGCACATGCTCGTGACGCGAACCTGTCGCTGCAAGAGCAGTGCAAGGCGCTCGGCATCCCATGGCATGCTCGAAAGATCGGCAAGGATGCGGTCTACGCGCCTTCGCTTGAGGCGGCGCAGGTTTTGGCGCCTACAGTATTTGCGGCGACGTGGCCAGCCGAAAATCAGGGCACATGGGCGGAGCGCGTCTGCGCTGCGAAGCTCTGGCCCGCCTCCGTTCTTCATTGGGTTGCCTACCACGCCGGAGAGATGACGGCGGACGAGTGGTCGGAAAGTAGCGCATGGCTGTCCGGCCAAGAGGGGCTAGCGAAGGCAACGCTCATCCGAACGGTCGTGGAGCGCGCCCGGACGTATAACGCCGAGGTCAATGCGGCTCGCCGTGAGCGTGAACGGCAGGTTCTCACCAATCTCATGCCGTCCTTGCTAGGGACGGCTGACCCCGACCATTTAAATCCGTACCTGGGTCAGACGGCCACCGAAATTGCCTATCGGCAGAGACAGGCGGAGCTCGCGACCGCCATGCAGATGCAGGCATATCAGGCGCAGATGAACAACTACCTCAACGCCGCCGCCAATACTGGCGGTCTGTTGGGGCTCGCGCAGGGCGGCCTAGGTCAAGGGTCTCGCATCCGCCTCCCCAACGACTGGAATGCCAATATGGGGCTCGCGGAGGTACCGCGCGACCGTTCGCCTATCGCCTATGACGCCAAGCTTCTCGACCCCAAGACTGACGGCGCGCTCACCATGCGCCTGCTCAACACGCACGAGCAATTCGCCGAAGAAGGCTCGACCATGCACCATTGCGTCGAGACCTATTTCCCTCGCGCCAAGGCCGGCCTGAGCCACATCGTGAGCATGTCGCGCGGCAAGAAGAAGGTTGCCACGGCTGAGTTCGACAGCAACTGGCGGCTGGTACAGGCCAAGGGACCATGCAACGCAAAGGTATCCGACAATCGCGAGATCATGGGGGCGTTCGAGCGGTTTGCCCTCCCGCATCGTCCTCCCGAGGCCGAGCGGCCAGCAACGGCGTACGATCGGCATTTCGCTGGTGTGCGGCTTGTCGATGAACAGCCTGGCATCCTCGGAACGATCGGGCAACTCTTGGGAATAGCATAGGGGAAAGCGGCATCATGGGGCGCAAACAACGATCAGACCGAGCGAAGGGCGGCGGCAATTGAGCAAAGCGGGGCGAAAGCGAAAGCTCGGAAAGCGAGAGGCCAACGGCCGCGTCTCTCGCGCTATCCAGCGGCCACACGATCCAATGTCAGTCGCAAAGGCGGCGCGGGAGCGTGTTTACGGCATCAAAAAGGCCGACAGCGGGACTGAATTGGCCGGGACTGCGGTTGGGCGCCTCTACCTTCACGGGCTGATCGGTCGTCGGCACCTTGACGCGGCGAAGGCGGTTGCAGCGCGCCGTGCCGCGTACGCGAGGGCCATCGACCTTGGGAGATGCGAACCCCAGGCGGTCGATGTCCACGCCATTCACGGTCGTTCGTACAACGACGTGACGCCGGAAGAGGCTGCGCAGAGTATCGGAAGGTGGGACGAGATAGTCGCCGCTCTCGACCGCGCCGGACGCAAGGGGCAGCTATATGCCGTCGTCTGGGAGGTCGCCATTAGGGATCACGACAGCCTTCGCGAAACTGACCTACTCAAGGCCGCGCTCGATGTCGTCGCCGATGTTGTCGGATTGCCCCTAGACATTTCCAGCGAAGCAGCTTAGTCAGAAATTCAACGTCGCGGTTTGCGACCTCCACCCGGCCCGGTCTCCGCGCCGGGTTTTTCATTTTCGATGAGCTTGTCGATCTCCGCCAGCGCTTCAGCGAGGCGTTCGTCTGGAATGCGCGGGGCAGGATTGCGGACCGACAGACGGCGCTTCGCCCATAGGCTGAGCGGGAAAGCAACAACGTTGTTTTTCATGCCGCGATCATAATCTCAGGGATGCGGATTCGCCATGCCAAACAAGGCCAAAAGCAGCGTTGGCGATGACGTACTGTTGGCGCGCGAGAGCGCGGCCATGGCGCAGGGTCGAGACGATGTCGCTGCTATGATTCGCTCGGGCAAGTACGATGATTGGCCGAACGTGAAGGGCGCATTGCTCGCCATCCGGGCCGTTCGGCAGCAAGCGGCGTAGCATGCACACTTTCGCGACTATCCTCTTGGTGCTGATGGTCGTGTGGCTTGGCCTCAAGGTGGCCAAGGCCGTTCTGCTCGGCGGAGCGACGGTCGTTTTCGCCTGTTTCGACGGCTTCGCGTGGCTGATGGATCGCATCTAGCCGCATGCCCCAAGCGCTTGAAGCAGCACAGCTCGCGCTTGCCTCAATGCTTCTCGGCTTCTTCATCGCCCGATACCTCATCCCAAGGAACAAGCTCATGTCCGCTATTGATGATCTCAAGGCGGCAGCGACCGCCATTGTCGCCAACCAGGCTGTGCTGGTGAAGGAAAACAGTGACCTCAAGGCTGAGAACGCCGACCTCAGATCGCAAATCGCATCGAGCGGTGATGCCGCAGCCCAGCTTGCGGCAGAAGATCAGGCCGTTGCCGAGGTCGCAGCGCAGCTCAATGCAGCGGTTCAGCCGGCGGCGTAGGTGAGCAGTATGGACAAAGTGCGCTTGGCCGGGTGGGTCCTTGCAGTGGCCGGGTGGCTTGGATTGGCCTACCTCAAATGGCCACACGAGTTTTTGCCGATGTTGGTTTTGGGCGTCCTTTTAATCAGCGTAGCACTTCAGATGATTGTGCCGGGTGTGGCATGGTCGATTCAGACTATTCGGCAGACGCGCCATCGGCCGCATTGGGCCGGACGGCCGCTTCGCACGTTGGCAAACGGCGCCTTCGCCCCCCGAGGCTGACCGAAAGTGGCTCGCCCAAGCCACTCGGCATTCTCCGAGCCGCCGATTTCGGGTGTTGGCATATCGGGCTCTGACGATGGTGGCCCGGCACCCGATGAGCGCCTGATCGATGTTCCCGTGCAAAGCCGCGTCCTCAGCCTTCCGGCCAGCAGCCGAGAGGCATCGCCGCTGGCATTCGAGCGATCGCTGTCGACCTTTGCGGTGAGCCGGGCTCTCCGGGTGCCAGCGCTATAGTTTTGGAGGCCGCCAGTGGCTCTCAATTGGCCCCAGAAGGACCCGGCCGAGGTCCTCGACTATTCCCTCAACTGGCTGGCCAATCTCGGCACGGACACCATCACCAATTCGACTTGGGCGATCTCTGACAGTGGATTGGTCGAGACCGATTCCAGCCAGACGGCATCGATAGCCACGATCTGGCTTTCCGGCGGCACCCTGAACCAGACCTATTCGGTCAAGAACACTATCATTACAGCCGGCGGCCGCACCTTCACGCAGACCGTCAACATCAAGATCGCGAGCAACTGAGCCATGGCGACTCTCTACGTGACGGAGTTCAAGGTTCTCAACCCCACTCCGAGGAGTTGGGGCGTGCAGCAATTCTTTCCGTACGCTGCCCAGCCTCCCGTCGCTGAGCAGACCGTTGCCATCGGCGGCACGTCGATGGCATCGAATGCCTTCAACGCGGCGACCGCCTACGTGCGCCTGCACACCGACGCCATTTGCTCGATCGAGTTCGGTGCCACGCCAACGGCTGCGGCCACGACCGCCCGCATGGCGGCAGGTCAGACCGAATACTACGCGGTCCCGCTAGGCCAGGCGTTCAAGGTCGCCGTCATCACGAACACCTAATCCACGAATCCATGAGGGCGGAAGCCCGTTGGTGCGCCCGGTGGTGCTGTCAGGCCTGCTGACACCGGATCACAGCGCTATGGCTGGCCTCAGTAGAAAGGGACGATAGCCGATGGCTAATGTCGTAACCGAAATCTTCCAATCTGGTGTTCGCCTCTTTCGAGGCGAGACCTTCACCAACGCCTTCCAGAAGGTCAACAATGCCTTTGGGGGTACCTCTCGCAGCGTCAACGGCGTGGCGACGTACACCCAGATCAGCCCCTTGCTGACCACCGCAGACGGTCTCACCGCGACGCCGAGCGGCACGCAGACGACTTCGCTTCTGCTCACCGCCGTCATCAGCCGCGTCTCGACCGTCGCCACTGCTGCGGATGGGGTGCGCTTGCCCCCGTCGGTTGCCGGCATGCAACTCACCGTCGTCAACGGCGCTGCATCCAATGCCATGCAGGTGTTCGGGACCAATCCCGACACGATCAACGATGTCGCGACAGCGACCGGCGTCTCCCAGGCTGCCGGCAAGTCGGCCATCTACACCTGCACCGTCGCGGGCAAGTGGTACCGCAACCTCTCCGCCTGATCCCTCACCCCATTCTCGATTCCTGAAAGGACAATCCCATGTCGGGTTGGCTTCTCCCTGGTATGCCCCTTCTGACCAAGTTCACGGGGCAGGAACTCTTCTACGCCGATACCCAGAACACGCAGGGCATCGTTCCCGAAAGCGGCGGAATTTCTCCGACCGTTATGGCGGCCGCTCTGCTCTACTTCGGCAACTTCGCCAGCAAGACGACCGTCGCCGGCACCCGCTACTTCTCGAGCATCAACTCCGGCGTGTCGATGACCGTCACCGGTATCGCGGTCCTGATCGGCTCGACCGGCGGTACCGACAACTGGCTTGTCGAGCTGCATGACTCGACCGGCGCGCTGGTTGCCACGTCGGCAACTGCTGGTGTGACCGCTGGTACCGCTGGCTCGTGGCAGCAGATCGCGTTCACCGCCGCCGTTACCGTCCCTGCGGGGACGTACTTCATCGTCGTCCAGTCGAACGGCACCACGGCCAAGCCGGCCGTCTACAACTTCCCGGCTCCGTCTGCGGCTCCCTATCCGCTGCTCACGGGTTCTTCGACCGGCACGTTCGGCACCTCGGCCGCTATCACTCCGCCGACCACTTATACCGCCAACGTCGGCCCGGTCGCGTTGCCGTACTGACCGATATGACCGCGCTGATCTTCGTCGTTGGCGCGGTCGCTCTTCTCGTCGCTGCTTGGGCGAAGTTCTACCTCGCGAGGATCGACTGATGCCCGGCTCACGAGGTCGCAGCGCCGGCTTCAAGATGCCGGAAGAGCACCGGGTTAAAATCCAGAATAGCAATATTCTCAACGCGCTTATCGAGCATGCCACTGGAGAGCGCGAGATGACCGCCTCTCAGGTCACGGCAGGCCTTGGGCTCCTCAAGAAGGTGATGCCCGATCTCGCCTCGATCGACCACTCCGGCTTGCTCAACGTCATTACCCACGAGGCCGCGCTAGATGAGCTTGACGGCGAGGGAAAAGAAAATCCGCCAGCGGCTCAAGGATGACTTCGTTCACTACTCGGCGAAGTGCCTCAAGATCAGGCCAAAGGATGCCCGCGCCGGTCTGCAGCCGCTCACGCTGAATAAGGCGCAGGCCTACCTCCACGGTCGCTTCGAAGCTCAACTGGAACGCACTGGCCGCATCAGGGCGCTCGTGCTCAAGGGGCGGCAGCAGGGTATCTCGACCTACATTGGCGGCCGCTTCTACCACAAGGTGACGCATTCCCGCGGCGTGAGATGTTTCATCCTCACTCATGAGCAGGATGCCACCGACAATCTCTTCGGCATGGTGTCTCGCTATCACGAGCACTGTCCGGCACCCGTAAAACCGAGCACTGGCGCCGCAAATGCCAAGGAGCTGTACTTCGACCGGCTGGAAAGCGGCTACGCGGTCGGCACGGCCGGCTCAAAGGCTGTTGGCCGTTCGCAGACCATCCAGCTCTTTCATGGCTCCGAGGTCGCGTTTTGGCCCAATGCGTCGACGCATTTTGCCGGCGTCATGCAGGCCGTACCAGATCTAGCAGGCACAGAGGTTGTGCTGGAAAGCACAGCCAACGGGGTGGGGGGCGAGTTTCACGAGCGCTGGCAACAGGCGGAGGCCGGCATCGGGGACTACGAGGCGATCTTCATCCCGTGGTTCTGGCAGGAAGAATATCGCCGGCCGGTTCCCAATGGATTTGTCCTCGACGAGGAAGAGCAGGAATATCGCGATGCTCATGGGCTTGATCTTGAGCAGATGGCGTGGCGGCGCAACAAGATCGCGGAGCTGAAGGACCCGCTGCTCTTCAAGCAGGAATACCCGGCCACGGCTGCTGAAGCGTTCCAGATGACGGGCTCTGATAGCTTCATCAAGGCTGCCGATGTGCTGCGGGCGCGCAAGGCCACCATTGAGGGTGTGGGGCCGCTCGTTGTCGGGGTCGATCCGAAGCGGGAAGGTGCGGACCGGTTCTCCATCGCGTGGCGCCGCGGTCGAAAGGTTGAGAAGGTCGAGAGTGACCCATCGCCAATTGATACCCTCCGGGCCGCGACGAAGATCAAGGGCATCATAGACGAGGACAAGCCGGCCAAGGTGTTCATGGATGTGGGGGGCAACGGCGGCGGCATCTACGACATCCTAAAAAGTTGGGGCGAGCCCTACTCCAAGATAGTCGTGCTCGTGAATTTCGGCAGCGCGCCAATCATGCCGCCCAAGATCGACAAGGACGGCCGCAAGATGGCGGGCCCCAAGAACCGCCGGGCAGAAATGTGGTCGCTGTCCAACGACTTCCTCCAGGATGAGGGAGGCGCGGATATTCCTGACACGGATAGCCTGCAAACCGATGCCTGTGGTCCCGGATATCACTACGACCCGACGACGCAGCAGCTCGTGCTCGAGAGCAAAGAGCACATGACGCAGGTGCGCAAGCTTCGTTCCCCTGATGAATGGGATGCCATCGCGTTGACGTTCGCTGAGCCAGTAGCGGCACAGGAAAAGCCGAAGCTGAAGCCGCCGACCTATCGAGCAAACCACGGCGCACAGGGATGGATGGGCAGATAGATCAATGGCCGATCCAGAAGAAAAGCCGCCGGATGATGACAAGGTCGTCACCGAGGCCAAGGAGAAATTTGCGCTGTGCGAGGATTGGGAGTCCTACGCCCGCGACATGTACGTGGATGACGATAAGTTCGGCCACGCCGATGCAGACAATCAGTTCGCGTGGCCAAACCAGCTTCTGAGCGATCGTCTGCTCCAGCAGCGGCCGACGCTGACGGTCAACAAGGTCCGCATCCACTGCCTGCAAATCGTCAACGACGCGAAGCAAAATAAGGTCGGGATCGTCGTCCATCCGACGACCAATGAGGCCACCTATGAGGCCGCCGAGGTCTTCGAGGATGTGATCCGCCACATCGAGTATCGGTCGCGGGCCCCTGAGGCATACGACCGCGCGATGGACCGAGCTGTGTTCGGTGGTTACGGCGTTTGCAGGGTGGTGAGCGACTACGTGTCCCCTGACAGCTTCGACCAGGAGCTGTTGATCAAAGGGGTGGCGGACCCGCTTACGGTCTACATCGATCCGAACGCCAAGGAAGTCGACAAGTCCGACATGGACTACGCGTTCGTGTTCGACGACATGGCTCGCGATCGGTTCGACCAGAAGTACCCGCAGTTCAAGGACACGATCCCGCCGTCAAGCCTGGGGGCGGACTATTCCTCATACGCCGGCTGGGCCTCAGACGATCATGTGAGGGTCGCCGAATACTGGCGGAAGAAACATACGTCCCGCACGTTGGTTTCGGTGATCAACCCTGAGACGGGCGAGCGCGTATCGCGCTATAGGGATGAACTCGATCCGAAGATCATCAAGGCGCTGAAGGCCAATCCCGATCTCGACTACCGGGAGAGGGAAACCGAGACGATCCAGGTCGAGTGCTTCAAGATCGCGGGCGATCAGGTCATCGACCACTACGATTGGCCCGGCCGTTACATCCCCATTGCCCCGATGGTTGGCGAAGAGACGGTCATCGACGGCCGAATGGACCGCAAGGGCCACGTTCGCTACCTCAAGGACCCGCAGCGCATCTACAACATCGAGACGTCGAACAACGTCGAGTTCGATGCTCTCGCCACCAAGACACAATGGTTTGGTCCCGCTGAGGCTTTCGAGGGCTACGAGGAATTCTACCGCCTCGCCAACGTCCAGAACCTCGCGTTCCTACCCTACAAGTCGAAGGACGCCGATGGCGCACCGATCCAGAAGCCTGAGCGCATTGCCCCTCCGACCATGTCGGAAGCCTACATCAAGGCGATGCAGGCGGCCGAACAGGAAATGATGATGGCGTCCGGCCAATACCAGGCGCAGTTCGGCGAAAACGAGAACGCCAAGTCGGGGAAGGCCATCGCGGAGCGCCAGCGGCAGGGCGATACCGCGACTTACCACTTCATCGACAACCAGGCGATCATGATCCGCCAGCTTGGGCGCATCCTGATCGAGGCCATTCCGCCGTTCTACGATACCAAGCGCCTGCTTCGCATCCGCGGGCAGGACGGAACCATGAAGAACATCTTCATCGATCCCACGGCTCAGGAAGCTGTGCAGCGCCAGCAGGACGCTGCGGCCAAAGAGGTCAACATCATCTTCAACCCCAATGTGGGGATGTACTCGGTCGAGGCGGACATCGGGCCCAACTTCGCGACCAAGCGTCAGGAAGCTTGGAACGCCATCGTCCAGATTCTCACGCAATCGCCGCAACTCATTGGTCTGGTGGGCGATCTGCTCTTTGCCAATGCGGACTTTCCCGGAGCATCCGAGATCGCGGAACGGCTTCGCAGGATGGCTCCGAAGCAGGCGCTCAGCGACGAACCGAGCCCGCAGGACCAGCAGCTGCAGCAGCAGGTCCAGCAGCTCACGGGCATGGTGCAGCAGCTCAACGAACGCCTGCGCAGCAAGGACGCCGAGACCAACATCAAGGCGTTCGATGCGGAGACGAAGCGGCTGCAGGCCATCGGCAATGCCGGACCTATCGTGACGCCGCAGCAGGCACAGCCGCTGATCTCAGAGGCTGTCGGGCAAATGGTGCAGGGTGGCATGCCGGAGACGTTCGGACAGCCGGCCGCGCAACCTGTCCCGCCCGTAGCGCCACAGTGAGACAGCTTCGCGCCTGTTCCGCGGACGAGTTCAAGGCCTTCGTCGCCGGATACGCCGTGCCGCTCACGTTCGAGAGCAAGGACAATGGCCTCGTGGTCTATTCCGACACGTCGGATGGCTCTGTGTGGCCCGACAGTCTCGTAGCGAGCTACCTGATGCCGCAGCCGCCAAAACGGCCGCGTGCGTCGGGCTATCGCATTCCAGCCTAGGAGGCGCTGATGCCGTTCGTTGAGGACGCTTTCGCCTCCATCGCGCAACAGCTCCTCATGGAGCAGCAGGCTCGCGCCGCTCAGGCAAACTACGTCGAGATGATGCGCCGGTCCGAACAGTCGCCAGTCGCGACCGAGGCTCAGCGAGGTCTGGTCATTGAAGGAAGGGCGCGCCGAGTGCCTTCCTCGAAGGAGATGGTCCATGGGTAAGCTCTCAGCCAAGCAGCGTGACAAGATGCCGAGGTCCGAATTTGCCGGCCCCGACAAGTCCTATCCGGTGAATGATCGAAGTCATGCCGCGAACGCAAAGGCTCGAGCATCGCAGGCCGTGAACGCCGGCCGGATGTCAAAGGCCGAAGAGGCCAAGATCGACGCCAAGGCGAACCGCGTTCTCGATGAAGACACGATGAAGCGCAATGTCAGCCCGCGCGACCACATGCGCCGTGCTGCTGCTGGCCGGGTGAGGATGACCGGCAAGTGACGCTGATCCTCACCGAGACAAAGGACGCATCGCCATCGGTCATGCGCGCCCTCGGCGTTCCGCTGGTCTACGATATCACGAGAGACGAAGAGCGGCCCGCAACGCAGGCAGACATCGATACGGCCATGGCTCTTGCGCGGCTTGGTCAGCAGTGGATGAAGGCGCATGGCGGCCCGTCCAGCGACCTCGCGGCAGTTGCTCGCGGAGAGATGTCGGAGCGCGCTTTCACTAGCCGCCATTTGAAGCAGAGGAGCTAGAGGCATGACGCGTCGCGGCCCCGGCTACCGCAAGGTCCATCCGCTCATCAAGGAAACGGCGCGCGAGTTCGCGGGCGCCTTCTTCGATAACGTCGATGTCTTCAACGACAACCGTCAGCAGCGCACCGACCGCTTTCGCGTCGAGGAAGCCAGCCAGAAGCTCTACATCACCAAGCACTGGCCGGAGTTCGTAAAGCTCGCGCGCAAGGCGCTGGCAACGATGCTCACGGAGCCCGGCCGATCGGATGGCGAGAAGGCGCAGATTTACGACGCGTTGGTAAGCGACCGCGGGCTGATGACCGACGAGGATTTGGTCGCGCCGTCCATCGTGAGGCTGAACTGATGAGCGAACTCGATCCGACGGCGCGCTTTCGGACCGAGTGTCATCAACGGCGGGATCAGTCGCGTGCGGCCGTGCAAACGACCAAGCCACTCATGACACGGGACGAACTGGCGGCGTCGCTCACGCGCCACATTGCCGCCCACGCCGTACTCACTTCGACAAAGGATCGCGCCCGATGAAACCGAACAAGCCAACTGCCCCAGCCAAGGCCGGCATGAACGCAGACGTCATGCGTCGCGAGCGCGAATGGAAGGTCCGCGACGGCCTCGATACACTCCAGCGCGCCGAGGAAATCAGGCGCGATGCTGGCCTCATGTCGGACATTGAGGATTGCCGCCAGCAGAAGATGAAAGACCTCGCATCGATCAAGGTCCGGGTCGCGCCCAAGACCATGAAGATGAAGCGCGACTGAAGCGAGTAGACCGAACGGCGCGGTATCGCCGCTAACTCAAGGAAAGACCAATGGCTGATGAACCGACGGGCGCAAGCCCGGCTGCGGGCGACGCTACGCCTGCCACTCCCGAACCGAATATCTCTGTGCAGGAGAAGAACGTCACCCCTGAGCCTGTTCTCGCGGCGGAGCGGGTCGATGGTGACGATGCCGACCCCGGTGCTGCCCAGCCGTCCGCTGATGTCGAGCTTACGCCCGAGCAAAAGCGGTTGAAGCAGGCCGAATGGAACGCCAAGCAGAACCGCTACGAGGCCAGTCAAGCCAAGAAGCGCGTCGCCGAGCTCGAAGCCGAGAACGCGGCCCTCAAGGCCGTTCAGCCGGCGCCTGCCCCTGAGAAGCCGAACGCTGCCGATACCGCTGCGGTGCAGGCCAGCGCTCCCGCCGGCGGCTTCAAGTCGCAGCAGGAGTTTGACGCCGCTGTGCAGCGCGAGGCCGATGCCCGTGCCGCCCGAGGACGTGCAGAGGCCGATCAGCGTTCGTTCGATGAGGCCTGCAATACGACCTTCTCCAAGGGCGTCGAGACCTACAAGGATGACTTCCGGCAGGCGGTGACCAACCTGCAGTCGATCGGCATCATGGGCCGCGACGTCCTCGACCTCATCCTCGCGACCGAAGACCCGGCCAAGGTGCTGTTCGATCTCGGCAGCGATCCCGACCGTGCTCAGGCGTTCGTCGATATGACGCCGGCCAAGCGGGCCGTGGAGATCGCCAAGATTTCCGTCGTGCCGCCGAAGAAGGTGGCCGATCCGCTCTCGCGGGCTCCGGCTCCGGTTCGTCCTGTTGAGGGGACTGCTCGTGTCAATGGCGAGCCCCGCGACGACGACGACGAAAAGACCTGGTTCACCAAGCGCATTGCCCAGCGACAGGCTAGGCTTAGCGCCTGACGACTACCCCGAACCGCTCCGGCTTTGAGCGGCTGATTCTCGTTAAATCCATGCGGCCACGAGACCGCATCGAGCCCGACACGACACGTCGAGACTGAGCCCGCTTTCATTCGCTTACGGGCAGCGAAATTCACCGGCACGACAGGCGCAGAACCCTCCGCTGAACGCGGACGCGCCCGCTCGTGCCTCGAAAGCAACCTGGCTCACTCGAGGTTTTCGCAATGGCCGGTAACACCCTTCTCACGACGAGCAAGATCACCCGAGAGGCCATCTTGCTCTTCCTCAACGCCAACCAGTTGATCCGCAACGTCAACCGCCAGTACGACGCCGACTTCGGCAAGGCTGGCGAAAAGATCGGTTCGCAGCTCCGTATCCGCCTGCCCAACGACTACACCGTCACCAAGGGCCCGGCGGCGTCCATTCAGGACACCACGGAACAGCAGACCGTCCTCACGATGGCCACGCAGGCCCATGTGGACATCTCCTTCACCACGGTCGAGCAGGCCCTGAGCCTCGACGACTTCGACGACATCATTCTCGAGCCGGCGATGAATAACCTCGCTGGCCAGGTGGCGCTCGATATCGCGACCGTGACGGAGCAGGGCTACGTGACCGTTCCTTCGGGCCCGGGCATGGCACCTCCGACCCCGCTTACGGCAACGACTGGCGGCTTCTGCAACATCGCCTACAACGTCGACAGCAACGGCGCGCTGATCTCTCCGAACAGCGGCACGGTGCTCGACGCCGGGGCGATCCTCTCCAACAACTCCGCCCGGCTCGACAAGCGCAAGGTCGTCCAGAGCCCGCGCACGGAAGCCCGCCTCGTGAACAGCCTCAGCGGCCTGTTCAACCCGGCAACGCGCATCTCCCGCCAGTACGAATCCGGGCAGATGAAGAACGCGCTCGGCTTCGACTTCTTCATGGACCAGACGGTGATCAATCACACGTCGGGCACCATGACGACCGGCACGGTCTCCTCGTTCAGCACGGCCGCGCCCTATACCGTCCCGGTGAACGCCATCACGGGCACTCTCGTGGTTGGCGACATCATCACCATCGGCGGCGTCCGGGCGGTCAACCGCGTCAACAAGCAGACCACCGGCGAGCTTCGTACGTTCGTCGTGACGGCTGCGGTGGCCAATGGCGGGACCTCGATCTCGGTCTATCCGGCGATCATCCCCGCTTCGGGCGGCAATGCGGTCCAGTACCAGACCGTCGACGCTGCGCCGCTGGCGAACGCAACCGTCACCAACCTGCTCCCGAACCAGACCTACCGCAAGAACGCGGCGTACGTCCCGGAGGCCATCACCATGGCGACCGGCGATCTTCCGCTGCCGGACAACGTGAAGGCCGCGCGGGCGCAGTACGACGGCATCAGCCTCCGCATCCTGACGCAGTACATGGTCGGTACCGACCAAGAAGTCACCCGGTGTGACATTTTATACGGCGGTCTGGCTGTTCGCCCGGAATGGGGCTGCATCGTCGCCGACATCATCTGACGATCAATCCGAGGGGCGCTGTCATGGCGCCCCTTCTGCTTTTGGAGCACCGCGCATGACGGAACGCGAATATCCCCGCTGGGTCCACGGCGAAGGCCATGCATCGGTCGTCGTGGAGACGGCGGAGGAAGAGAGCGCTGTCCTCGCGGGATGGGCGGCCGGCACTGATCCGGTCGCGCCTCCACGAGCTGCTAACCAGCTCACCGATATGGCTGCCGTAGAGGCACTCGTTGTGGCTCGTTCGACCGAAGAGATGTTCACTCTTGCCGAGATCGAGAAGGCCTTCTCCGATGGCGTCGTGGCCGTGCTTCGACTGGCCAAGGAATGCGGCGTTTCCGACGAGACGATCGCCCTAATTCGCGGGGAAATAGAGCCCGAGGTCACTGCAGCGATAGACGAGCCCGCGAAGGCCGAAGTTCCGGCTGAAGCCAAGGCAACACGCAAGGGCGGATGGCCAAAAGGCAAGCCTCGACAGCGAGCCGCGGTGAACTGACGTGGCGACCAACCCCCTGCAGATCAGCACCTTCGGGGATCTGATCAAACTGGCGCTGAAGAATGCCGGCGTGGTCGGTGTTGGGCAGACGCCGGCCGCCGAGGACATAAACGACGCGGCCCAGACGCTGAACATGATGATCAGCCAGTGGGGACGTCGCCGATACCTGATCTATCATCTCAAGGAGCAGGTCGTTTCCTGCACCGGGGCGCAGTCCTACTCGGTGGGACCGGGCGGCGATTTCTCGATGTCCTCGCGGCCAGCAGAGATCAACTACGCCTTTGCCCGCCAGGTCATCAACGCCAATCCACAGCAGATCGACTATCCGGTGCAAATCCTTCCCTCGCGGGAGGACTATGCCCTGATCCAGCTGAAGTCGCTCGCCTCGTTCCCGCAATGGGCGTGGTTCGATGCCGACTTCCCGCTGGGCAACCTCTTCGTCTATCCGGTCATCACCAACCAGTTCGAGCTCCACATCGGCTACGCGGAAATCCTGCAGTCGGTCACGAGCCTGACGGACACGATCAACCTCCCGCCCGAATATCTCGAGGCACTCCTCTACAACCTCGGCGTCACGCTCTCCGGCATCTACCAGTTGACCCCCAATCCCGTGGTGGTCGGGCGTGCCAAGGCCGCTCTCGAAACCATGCGCACGGTCAATGCGCAGGTGCCTCGGATGACCATGCCGCGCGGGCTGATCTACCCGCCGAGGTACAATGCCTATAGCGACAATGCCGGCGGCTGGGGCAGCTAATGCCGCTGGTTCCGTTGTTGGGTGGGAACTACCAGGGCCGCAGCACGCAGGCCGCCTCACGTCGCTTGTGCGTCAATCTCTATCCGGAACGAAACCCCGAAGAGGGGCAGCCCCTCACCCCCGTTACCTACTACCAGACTCCCGGCCTTCTCACTGTCGGCACGAGCCCGACGGTCGAGGGCATGCGGCAGTCCTATCGGGCCTCCAACGGGGCGCTCTACGCCGTGGTCGGACCGAACGTCTATTCGGTCAGCAGCACCTTCACGTGGACGTTGCTGGGGTCGATCACTGACGCGGCGACGCCGGTCGTGTTCTCTGACAATGGGCTAACCATCGTCATCGTTGATGGGTCGAGCACCGGCTACGCCATCGACATGGCGTCGGACGCTTTCGGGCCGATCACGGACCCGAGCTTCATGGGGGCGCTGTGGGCGACCCAGCAAGACGGCTTCTTCATCTTCAACAACCCCGGAACCAACCAGTTCTACCTCAGCCTCTCCAATGTCACTTACGCGATGATGACGGGCGTCTCCGGGCGCATCCTGTCGAGCTCGATCGCCTCTGGCGGCTCCGGGTATGTGGCGGGGAGCTACACCAACGTCCCCTTGACGGGCGGCACGGGAAGCGGGGCGACTGCCAACATCACGGTTTCCGGTGGCGGCGTGGTCACGGTGGTGACTGTGGTCAATCCCGGAGCTGGGTACTCGCTCAACGATACGCTGTCGGCCTCGAATACCAACCTTGGCGGTTCGGGCTCAGGCTTTGCCTATGCGGTCGATGAGGTCGCGACAGCCTTCGACCCCTTGGACATCGCGAGCAAATCGAGCTTTGCCGATCCTATTGCGGCTGTGGCAGCAATTCATGGCGTTCTCTGGCTGATCGGGGAATTGACCTCTGAGGTGTGGGCCCCGAGCGGGGCGGCCGATTTCTACTTCCAGCGCATCACTGGGGCCGTGGTCCAGCATGGTTGCGCGGCTCCCTATTCGGTGGCGCAGCAGGACGTTTCGCTGTTCTGGCTGTCTCAGAATGCTCAAGGCCACGCCATTGTGGTCAGGGCCCAGGACACCTCGATCGTTCGCATCTCGACCAACGCCATCGAGGCGGACATCCAGACCTACGCGACGATCTCTGATGCCATCGGGTTTTGCCATCAGGTCGAAGGCCATTCGTTCTACATCATGACCTTCCCTAGCGCCGATATCACCTGGGCCTATGATCTCTCGACGGGCCAGTGGCATCGCCGGGTATCGATCGATGGCAATGGCGTCCAGCATCGCTGGCGCGCTAACTGCTTCGCCTTCGCCTTCGGGCTCAACCTGGTGGGAGACTATCAGAACGGGCGGTTCTACTCGCTCGACTCCTCCTTCTTCACTGATGCCGGCGTGGCAATCCCGCGGATCGTGACGTTCCCGCATGTTGCCGATGGTGGTCGCCGGCTCTTCTACAGCCAGTTCCAGGCAAAAATGGAAGTGGGCCAGATCGTCGGCACGCCAATTGCTGATGCCCCGAAAGTCGGGCTGCGGTGGAGTGACGATGCCGGGGAGACCTTCGGTAACTCTGTGATGCAGAGCCTTGGCGCTTCTGGGCAATACCTCACGTCTCCGCAGTGGCAGCGCCTCGGGATGGCGCGCGACCGGATTTTCGAGTTGAGCTGGTCGGCTGATGCTTCGGTGGCAATTGCTGGCGCGTGGCTAAACTTCCGCGAGGCGGCAACGTGAGTGCGACATTTCCCGGCGCCAGCGTTCCGGCTGTGGGGCAGGGCGGCTTCTTCACTTATCCTTGGCTGACATGGCTGCAGCAGTTCGGTTCGCAGCCAGGAGGCATCGCCGCGATTCCGGTCGGTCCGTCACCTTTTTCCTACACATCCTCCGGGGCCGGGGCGATCAATGTGGTTGGCGGGACCGTTTCTTCGGTCACGCTCAACCGCGCGGGAACGATCGTTCAGGCCAATACGCCGGTTTTCGTCGCCAACAATGACGTGGTGACGGTGATCTATTCGGCTCCGCCCTCAATGAGCTTCGTGCCCGGCTGATGGCTCTCCCTTACACGCTCATCTCCCGCGAGTACGGCTCGGAGAAGATCAACGCTGTCGTCAATCACCCTTGTGTCCGGCCGTGGGTAGGCGGAAGCGGGCCGCTCGACCTCTCACAGACCATCGCGGATCAACGCAACGTGTTGCTGATGGGGCAGGGCGGGGGCTTCGTCCTGATCCAACTCGAGCCCGGCATTTACGAGGCGCACAGCCAGTTCCTTCCCGATCACCGGGGGGCGAACGTCATCGCGGCGGCGAAGGAAGCCAGCCGCTACATGTTCACACGGACCGATTGCGTCGAGATCGTCACGAAGGTGCCGACGGGGAATGTCGGGGCTGCGGCGCTCGCTAAATCTCTCCACTGGCGGCTGCAGTTCGAGCGCGAGCACGCGTGGCCGGCCGGCATCGAAATGGTCGGCTGCAAATACTACTCGCGGTCGATTGCGGATTGGGCTGGTGAGGCCGAAGAGCTCGAACAGGCGGGAAACTGGTTTCACGGGAAACTAGAGGCCGCGAAGATCGAATCTGGCAGTCAAATGCCGGTCCATGACGACGATACCGCCCATGATCGCTATGTCGGCGCGACAGTCGAAATGATCGCTGCCGGTCAGATCGCCAAGGGCATCAACTTCTATTCCAGGTGGGCTCGGTTTGCTGGTTACGGCCCGATCGCTGTGATCGCGACCAACCCCATCGTCATCGACATTGGCGACGCCATTCTGGCGGTTCGCGGTGAGGACTTCGACGTCCTGCTGTGCCGATAATCTGAGGTAAATCACCATGCCTGTGGGCGCCACGATTGGCTCCGCCGTTATCGGCGCGGGCGCGAACCTCATTGGCGGACAGACGCAGGCTGCCGCTGCAAATCGCGCCGCTGATCTTCAGCAGCAGCAGTACAAGCAGACGCGGCAAGACCTTCTGCCATTCACTCAGGCGGGCCAGGCGGCGACCAATATGCTGACCCAGCAATTGCCCGCGTTGACCGCTCCGATCAATCTCGACGAGGCAACGCTTCGACAGACGCCGGGATACCAATTCGCACTGTCGCAAGGGCTCAAATCTGTTCAGAACGGTGCGGCAGCAAGAGGCCTTGGCTCCTCAGGCGCCGCCATGAAAGGCGCGGCAAACTATGCGACCGGCCTCGCCGATCAGACCTATCTGGACCAGTTCAACGTCGCAAACACGAATATGAACAACGCCTACAACCGCTTGATGGGCGTGGCGTCCTTGGGCGCGAATGCCGGCGCGCAGACCGGCAATATCGGTGCGCAGCTCACGGGCAACGCGGGCAACGCGCTTATGCAGGCTGGGGCTGCACAGGCTGCCGGGCTAGTCGGGGCCGGGAATGCGCTGACGAACGCAGCCAGCGGATACGCCGGGTACAAATTCGCGCAAGACAATCCTTACGCGACGCTCGGTCTCTACGGGCACTGAGGATCGCTAGATGGCCGATGTAGGTTTCTACACGCAAGCACAGCCGAACGCGCTGCTCGATACGGCGCAGCAGGCGGTGGGGATACGCAACGCGCAGCTCGCCAATGCGCAGGCGCATCAGGACCTTGTGCGTCAGCAGGTAGGGACGCTTGTGGACGCCTTTTCGTCTCTCGCGACAAATCCCAACGTATCCCGCGCCGATTTTGAGCGGGTCGGTTCAACCCTCTTGCAGCAGGGGGTGATCGACCCGAACACTTATAAGCAGGAAATGGCGACGCTGCCAGCGACGGGAACGCCCCAGCAGTACCAGCAAATTGCCAACGGATACCTTTCTCGTGCGCTGGATGCAGGTTCCAGATTTGGCGTCGAGTACGGCTATGGTCCGGGTCAGGGCGCGTCCACAGTGCCTATCACGGAGCCTAATGGCGCCGTCACGACCATGACGCAATCGGCCGCAGCCGGTCGTCTCGGGTACCAAAGCCCGATGGGCGCGCCAACCTCTGGCACGGCATCCGTACCAAGCAACCCCTTCACTGCGGCGCCTACATCCTCCGCTGCTGCGCCGAACGCGCTCACGGGTGGCGCGCATCCGGCGGCGGTAGCGGATCGTGCCGCTGAGTTGCGCGCGGCTACTGGCGCGCCCGCAGAGGCTCCGATGCCGCTTGCGCAGCCCATTGTCCAGCCAGGCGGTGTGACTGCCCCCTCTCCTCAGCAGGCCGCGCAGTTCCAGGCATCCGCTGCCCAACAGCAGGCGGAGAAGACGGCCGACGCCGGTTTTGTCGGCAACATGGTGCCGCTCAAGAAGTCGATTGCGCTCCTCAAGGAAGTTCCTCTTTTCGGCACTGGAGCAGCTATCCCCGACGAGGTGATCAAGACGCTGGCAACCTTTGGGGTTCCTGCTGCGGCCCTTCAAGCTAAAGACAGCAGCGAGCTTGAAAAATATCTGGTCGGCATCGCTCGCAACTCCGGCGCCGCCGATACGTCTGTGGCCCAGCTCGAGGCCTCGTTGAGCGGCAATCCCAATATGGGCAGTGATCGCTTCGCAGCGCGGGACGTGCTCTCCATTCAAGCAGCTCTGCAGCGCCTGCAGCACCTGAAGGTGGCGACCTTCGGCGACGCGCCGGGCGAGCAATATTCAGACTTGGCCCGAAAGTGGTCGGCTGATCAGGATCCCCGAGCACTCGCGTTTGACTTCATGGACGACGCAGCGAAGGCCGCTCTCCGGAAGGATTTGGAGCAAAATCCGGCGCAGGCCAAGCGTTTCGTAGCGACCTACAAAGCCGCTCAGGCAGCCGGCATCTTCGACCAGTAATGGCCTCCGGCGATGATGTCTATCAGGGGCTGCTCGCGCGCGGTGTTAGCCCCATTGCGGCCGCTGCTCTGGCCGGAAATGCACAGCAAGAATCCAGCTTCAACCCCACGGCCTGGAACGCAAAGTCTGGGGCCGGCGGCCTGTTCCAGTGGCGTCTTGACCGGCTGGCCGGCTTAGAGAATTACGCCAAGGCGACGAACCGCCCCATCGGCGATCTCGATACGCAACTCGATTATGCCGTGTCGGAGCTAAAGGGACCTGAGGCAAAGGCGTATCAGGCAATAAACGCCGCAACGGACGTGCCGAGCGCCAACGCAGCGGTTCAGAAGTATTTGCGCTACGCTCCCAACGAGGGCGGCAGCCGATTGCGATATTCTCTCGCTTTTGCCGGGAAGCCGATGGCGCAGACAGACACGACATCGCAGGACCTGGAGGGTATCTTCGGCGGCAATGCCGGGGCCTCACCCGCCGCTTCTGCCGACGTCTCCGCCGGCCTCGACGCCATCTTTGGGCCCGAAACCAATCCGTTTGGGACAACATCGAAGCCGGGCACCCCGCAGTACGTGAAGGATGCCGCGGCTTTCTTGAAGGGCGGAGGCAAGAAGCCTGCAGCCAATCCGGAGGAGCATCCGGAGTTGGCGGTCCCGGCGGATGTTGTCCCCGACTGGATGCGAGCCTTCAGCGCCAACGCGGTCGAGGGGGTACCCGTTGTTGGTGCTTTTGCGCGGGGCGCCAGAAATGCGCTGATCGGGCCGGCAGCCGAAAGCCAGATGGAGGCGCTGGAGAATCAGGCTCGCGCTTCGTCACCAGCAGCGGCTACAGCGGGTAGCATTTTCGGCACCGTTGCGCCTCTAGCAGCGGCCGGAACTACGGCGGTTGGCGCTCGACTGTTGGGGATGACAGGCAGTCTCCCAGGGCGCGCGCTGATGGGAGCCGCCAGCGGTGGGGTTCTTTCGGGCGCTGACAGCTTTGCGCGCGGCGATAGCCCGCAACAGGCCGCCACGAACGCTCTGATTGGCGGCGCTGTTGGTGGCGTCGCGCCGGTAGCTCTAGGTCTGCCCTTTGCGGCCGCACGCAACGCCTTCATGGGACCTTCTGCAGAGGCGATGGCGAACGCGGCGATGAAAGCGGACCAGATCGCCCCATCCGCGACAAACCAGCTTCTCGGCCAAATGGGCCCCGGAGCTTTGCCGGCTGATCTGGGGCCGAATGCGCAACACTTGGCCGGCGCGCTGGCGACATTGCCTGGGGAGCCACAGACAATCATCCGCAATGCCCTGACAGGGCGCGCCGCTGATGCTGGCGCTCGTCTAGGGGCCGACGTCGCAAATAACCTTGGGGTGGGCCAGCCGATCGGCCAATTGACGAGCCAGATCATCGCCGCTCAAAAAGCCGCTGCCGCTCCCCTCTATGCGGCCGTCGACAATGTCGGCGTGAACATGACCCCAGCTCTCAAGGCACTTCAAGCGACTCCCCTGGGCAAGCAGGCATTCCAGACGGCGGCCACGATGATGGCGAACGACGGAAAGGCCGGGACCGGGACGACGGTCGGTTTCCTAGATGCCGCCAAGCAGGCGCTTGATGACGTCGCGAGCTCGAACCTTCGGGCAGGCAACAACAACGCCGCACGGCAGGCCAGTCAGATGGCTGCAACGCTTCGCTCGGAAGTCGACGCTCAGGTGCCTCAGTACGCGGCGGCACGCGACGCCTTTGCCGGCCCTGCAGCGGTTCTCGAGGCGGTTCAGCAGGGCCAGGAGCTTTTCACCCGCAAGATGTCCCCGGAAGACCTCAAGACCGCCCTGACGGGGATGTCGCAATCGGAGAAGGACGGCCTGCTTCAAGGCGCGCAAGCTGCCGTGCAGCAAATGATCGGCGACGCCCGAACGGACGCCGCCGGGGTTAAGTCGCTCTTTCAGAGCTCCAATGCCAAGGAAAAGCTGGCGCTGCTCATCGGGCCCGATCAGGCCAACGCCATCAGCAGCGCGCTAGACCGCGAGGCGGCCTTTGCGCGAACCGGCAACGTGGCGGCCGGCAACTCGGAAACAGCGGCGCGGATGTCGGCACAGCGAGCCGTTAATCCCGACCTAGCCGCAATGTCCGGTCCCCAGCGGCCGCAAACATGGCAGGGCATCGCGCTGGCCGCCCTCGATAAAGCTCGCGGCGCTCTTACGTCTAGCTATCGCGATGCGCAAAACGTCAAGCTGGCGAACATGCTCACATCGCCAGCTTGGTCACCAGCGACCATGAGCCGCGTCGCCAATCCGGGCAACGCGCTGCTGGCGCCAGCGGCAGCGTCGCTCGGCATTACCCGTTCAGACCTGCCGCAAAACGCGCTGACATGGGCACGCCCCGCACTGGAGGCGGCGGCGATCCCGAGAGTGATCGTCAACGGTGCTCAGGCTATCAGTCAGTAACGATCCTTGAGCCAGATTGAGAATAATCCGCCAGCGCAGAACGCGAACATGGCGGTGACGCCGAACAAGGTCCACGTCTCGAGTTGATTGCGGACCGAGAACACGTAGGCCAGCACGATAAATAGCGTGACCATCATGTTGCGCGCCAGCTTCGGATCGTCGGGCAAATGCCATCGCCCGGTGCGTGGGTCCTGCTTGCGGTAGTCGTTCGGGCCAAGGTCGAGATCAGGCATGCAACGGGATATAGCGCAGCACACCCCCTTATGAAATACTCTCCGGCAACCGGGGGGGGGGGTGAGCAAATGCGGGCAACGGTTTTCGGCGCGTTGGCGCTTATCGGATTGGCATCGTGCACAACCATGCAGGAACAGGGAGCGGAAGAGCAGCAGTCGCGCATGGCGGACGCTCTACATCCTTGGGTTGGGCAGTCTGTGGCCAGCTACGCCGCCGAACATGGTGACCCAATTTCCTCCGTTGCCCTAGACGACCAGTCGACGGCCTTTCGCTGGGTCTGGAGCGGCCAAACTAATGGGGCCGTAGTGCCAATGGGCGGTACGATGATGGTTGTTCCGTCGAGACAATTGCAGTGCACGGTAGTTTTCAAGGCGACTGGCCGACCCAAGGCCACGGCGCTTAAGGACTTCACGATCACAGGGTACAAGTGGGAAGGGGCGTGCTGAGTATATGAAAGAGGCTACGCTAGGCGGCTCGGGGATGGTCACGCTACCCCTCGACTCTCTTTCGCCGGAAATCCTATCCGCAGTACCGGCTCCGCAAGGAGGACTGCTTGCGCTTGTGCTGTTGTCCGGAAAGGACAGTCAAGCGGCTGGAGCGACTGACGCCCACACTAGAAAGTCCCTATTGGCTTTCGCGGCTTCTGAGTTCGCCCGTTTCGGGCGGTAGCAAGCCCCGTCCTGCTAGCCAGTCACGAAGGATAAGGCGGATCGTCTCGGAGCGCGTCGCCAAGGGCGGATGTTGCTCGGCGGCGAATTTATCAAGACCGTCGATTATGTCGGCCTCTAAGCGTACCCCGACACGTGGAGTCTCGCCCGTCGCTGGGCGCCCGCGCTTTTTCTGTCTGACAGATATTGACGGCATGAATTATTGTGTGCCATAAAAGACGGGCCGGAACAAGAGTTCGCACCTCCTGTCCAGCCCTAACCGCAACCGATCTTTTGGGAGATCGATCATGGCTGCAAAAGCCACTATCACGCGCCGCGCCGCAATTGTAGGCGCTGCTGCTGCCTCCGTTTCAGTTATTAGCCCCGCTCTCGGGTCCGTCTATCGCAGCGGCGCGCAAAGCGCCGACGATCAGCTGATCGAGCTTGTTGACCACTTCAAGCAAGACGCTATGGCGATCGATCCATCTATCACGGGCCTTTGGCTTGGACATGATGCGACGATCCCCGGTCGGCGCAGTGCGGTGGTGAGCCTCTATCTGGAACGGGAGCACGCGCCCTTCGTGCGCAAGGGCAAGCCAAAGCCTGATCCTCTGGTTGTTGCCATCGCCGCTTATCGCGCCGCGATGGATGAGTACAATTCGACTCCGCATCCAACGAATGAGTTGGCTGATGCCCATGCCGCGGTCAGCTACGAGCCGCCGCTCGCGGTTCTTCAAAATTGGAAGTCGCCGGCGGCAAGCTATGCAGGCGCCATCGAAGCACTGAAGCTCGCCGTCGAGGAGGTCGCAACTTTCGGCGGCGGCGGCGCTGGTGCCCCGATGATCGCTGCGGCGCTGGCCTACTTGGAACGCTGATCCACGAAATTCCCGCGAGAGCGGGTATCGCCCTCTGGCAGGGGCGAGCGCGATACCGAACCTTCTAGGCGTCCGGTTTCGCTTTGCGAACCCACGCGCTCGGGCCTGCCAGGGCCGGGCGCCTAGGAGCCCATAAATGGCAGCAGGTAAGAAAGACGTTGGCATTGAATTGCCCGCCCTCAACATCGGGTTGATGGAGGTAACGCTGATCGGCGATAGCCCGCTGATCGTCCATGCTTGGTCCGCAAAGGCCAAGAAGGAAATGCTGGACAAGCAAATGAAAAGGGCCAAGGCGGCCAAAGAGCCGAAGGACCCTAAGGCCGATTTCGAGGCCAGCATGTACCGCCTCTCGGACGGCGGGTATGGCTTTCCGTCGGTGGCGTTCAAGGACGCCGCGGTCACTGCCGGGACTTCGGTAGCGGGCCTGACCAAGATCGCCGCCCGGCAAGCGTTCCATATCCTCGGCGAAGATGCGGACATTGCCGGCGCCTTCGAAGGCAGCAAGTCCCGCGTTAACCTCGCTCGGATCGAGGGCGATGCGCCAACCATGCGAGAGGACATGGTGCGCGTTGGCATGGGTACCGCCGATCTGCGCTATCGCCCCGAGTTCGCCGAGTGGCATACGAAGCTGCTCGTTCGGTACAACGTCAACGTGCTGAGCGAGGCTCAAATTCTCAACCTGCTCAACGTCGCGGGCTTCGCGGTCGGCGTCGGCGAGTGGCGGCCGGAAAAGGACGGCCAGTATGGCATGTTTCATGTCGCGACTGAGGCTGATCTGGTGAAGCTGGAGGCGGCACTGCCGAAAGCAGCATGAAGATCGCCGGCTTTGAATTTGCTGAGGGCGCCAGATTCCAGCCCGGCGAGCATCCCGAGGCGTCCGTCGTCGGCGCTCACCTCGAAATGCTTCGCGAGAAGTTCAAGGGCGAGATCACGCCTGAGGATGTTCTCGAGGATGCCAAGCACGACAACTCACCACTCCATTCGTTCTTCGAGTGGTCGAACACCAAAGCGGCGCATCAGCACCGCTTGCAGCAGGCGAGGGGCCTTATCCGAAGCGTGGTCGCGATCTACACTCGCGAGGACAAGCCGGCGGTCCGGACGCGCGCTTACGTCCACATTCAGGAGAGCGGCGCGCCTCACTATCGAGAGGCGAGTCACGCAATGGGCCAAAAGGCCACTCGTGATGCCGTCCTTAAGCGGGCGCTGGCGGAGCTGATCGGCTGGCAGCGCAGATATCACGAACTGCATGAGTTCGCGGAGCTCTTCGAGGACATCAAGCAGATCGAAATGAAGCTCGCCTCAGGCGCCAAACACTGAGCGAGGCGGCGAGGTTTGGCAGGCAAGGTTAGGCAAGGCGAGGACTGGTTTGGCGAGCCTTGGCGCGGCAGGCGGGGCTAGGTCAGTCTTGGTAAGGCCTGGCAAGTCCAGGCAGGCAAGGCGCGGCTAGGCACGGTCTGGAGTGGCTAGGCGAGTCCAGGCGCGGCGCGTCAGCGCTAGGCTAAACGGGGCGATCCTTCGGGGTCGCCCTTTCCATTTCCAAGGCGCGCTTCGGCGGGCCTTTTCTTTTGAGGGCTATCCGTGGCGACACTTCTTCCCAACGGCAAGCAGCAGTTCAGCGACGGGAATGGCACGCCGCTGGCTGGTGGGTCGGTCTATTTCTATATCCCGTCGACGACTACGCCGAAGGACACGTACCAGGATAGCGGCGCTACGATCCTCAACACCAACCCGGTGATCCTAGATGCCTCGGGAGAGGCGATCATCTTCGGCTCGGGGACGTACCGGCAGGTCGTTTACGACTCGGCCGGGAACCTCATCTGGGACCAGTTGACCGCCGATACCGCGGTTGGCGGGCTGGCCTGGGGCGGCACGTCCACCGGTACGCCGAATGCTCAGGTCATCGGGGCCTCGAGCTTTTCGCAGCAGGATGGCCAGCAGATCAGCTTCATCGTCGGCGCGGCGCTGACGAACACCGGAAGCGCCACGGTTGCGCCCGGCGGTGGTTCGGGCATTTCGGTGCTCAAGGACACGGTTTCAGGACCTACCCCGCTCACTGGTGGCGAGCTTGTTGCCGGCAACGTCGTCGTGCTGCTCTACGATGCAACCCGAGGTGCCTTCCATCTGGTTGACGCCCCGCAGGTCACAACGTTCGGTGGCCCGCTCACGGCGATCGCCAGCGCATCGACGACCGATTTGGGCAGCGTCGCCTCTCACAATATCCAGGTGACCGGTACCACAACGGTCAACAGCTTCGGCACCTCCGCCACAACCCGCAATCCGCTCTATCAGGTGACGTTCGCAGGGGCGTTGACGCTGACCTACAACGCGACGTCGATGATCCTTCCGGGCGGCGCCAGCATCAGCACGGCCGCAAATGATACCGCTCTGGCGCTCTATCTCGGCTCCGGCAACTGGCAGGTGCTCTACTACATCCGCGCCGCATCAAATCCGACGCCGCGACCGACGAACGCAGGGCAGCTCCAGCTTTCGTCAAGCACGGTGGTCAAGCTTGTGCCGTTCAACGGCAACCTGGTGATGTTCCCAAGCAGCGCGATCGCTGTCATTCCGTCGGCGGGCATCTCGAGCACGATCACCTCCGCGAGCGTGAACGGGGTGGCCGGCCAGACGCTCAGCGCGACGACGCTCTACTATGCCTATTTGTGGAACAATGGGTCCGCCTATGTGATCGACTGGTCGACCACGGGCCATGCGACGGACACCGCGACGGGCATCGAGATCAAGAGCGGGGATGCGACCCGTGTCCTGATCGGCATGGCCTACCCGCAGTCTGGGCCAGTGTTCGCGGATGGCGCCACCGCGAGGCTGGTGGCAACTTGGTACAATCGGCGACCCCGGCTGTTGAGCAACTCATTCACTACCGACCGGACGACGGCCTCCGGCACATTCGTCGAGATCAACTCGGAAATCAGAATCAATTTTCTGACGTGGGGCGATGCCATCCAACTGGCCTATGCTGGTACGGGGTCGAATAGTGCCGCTGGCGGCGTAAACATCATCAGCGGACCGGCTATCGATGCTGCCACAAGCGGCTTTGGCTACACGGAGACCAACCAAGGTGCCCCCGGCACCGTTGGGAACATCTCGACTTACTGTACCTACGCTCCCGCAGAGGGGTTCCATTTCGGTACGGTGATGGGGCGCGTGCCCAGCGGGACCGGCACTTGGTATCAAATCGGCAATCTCTTGACCGCCTCAGTGACCGCCTAAGTCACCTTACGGTATGCCGCTGCCGGCTATTTCAGCATTGCGACGCTCGCCATTGCGAACGGATATTTCAAGCTGGCGATCCACCTCGTCGATAGTTTGGCGGACTGTTTTTGGGTCAACCAACGACGGGTCTAGACCCTTTTGCAGCAGCGCGTCTCTTACTGCAATCCAATAGTGTTGGTCGCATCCGCGTGGCTTGAATAACCGCCATCTCATATCCGCAAACCTCCTCTTTTTCTGGTGCCCTGGAGTGTCGCCGCTTCTGCGGCGCACACGTCACCTCAAAATCGGCGTGTCCATGTCCCTTCAATATGCTGACCGCGTGAAAGAGACAACTTCGGTTGTCGGAACGGGGGCCTATAATCTCCTCGGCGCGGTCGTCGGCTTTCGTTCCTTTGCCGTCGTTGGCAATGGAAACACCTGTTTCTACGCCGCATGGGATGGTGGCGGGCTGTGGGAAGTCGGGCTCGGGACCTACTCGATAGCTGGCACGCTCGCCCGGACCACTATTGTTGCCTCATCGAACGCCGGAAGTGCTGTGGCGTGGCTCCCCGGCATCAAGGTCATCTGGCTCGATCTCCCGGCCTCCGTAATCGCCAGCCTTTCCGTCGGCGGCAATACGCAAATCATCACAACGCCCGGGACGGTCACGGTTGGGGTCGCTGACGGCTTCACGGTGCTCAACAAAGCGGTCCCTAGCGTCACCCCGATTAACCTCCCATCCGTCGCAAGCCGAAGCGGGCTTGCGTGGTCACTGAGCGACTGGGCCGGCAATGGCGGCGACGTGACGATCACCCCGAACGGCTCCGAGAAAATCATGGGGCTGTCGCAGGCTGTCGTGGGCTCGTTCGGGCAGGGCGTCGGCTCTGCAGCGGTCCTATCGCTCAAGCCTGACACCACCCTTAACGGCTGGTTCCAGATCTAGGAAATCCACTGATGAAACGACTTTTCGCGCATCTCGGCGCCCCGATTTTGCTCGCCCTAATGACAGGCGCTGCTTTTGCGCAGTGGCAGGTTCCGGCTCACAACCTGCCGGCAGGGCGCGGGCCGGGCGTCGTTGGCTTCAGCGCCATAGCGCCGGGAACGGCGGGGCAGGTCCTTACCAGCCGAGGGGCATCGGCTGACCCTGTATTCGCTGCTGGCTCGCCAGTTATCCCGGCCGCTGCGGCAGGCATCGTCTGCGACGGCACGGATCAGACCGCTCATCTCACGACGGCCCTTACAACCTATGCCTCAACCGGGGTCGTGCTGCAGTTCGATGCATGCACGTACACGTTCAATGCGGCTGGCGGCATCGTCTTCCCGAACGACGGCGGTTCGCCTGTTCCCAAGCAGGCTCCCGTGGTGTTCCGCGGCGTTGGACCGATCTGGAGCGGCGAGGGCTCGCCCAAGCAGGCCGGGACCATCTTCGACATGCGGGCGACCAGCGCGCTCGGCAACCTGCAGACTTACGGGCTTGGGTATTTCGAGGCTTCAAACATCACGTTTGCGGACCTCGGGACCAGCAACTCCAACCCATTCATCTACACCACCAACACCACGATCAACATCCACGACAATGCGTTCCTCGGTTCCCATACGAGCTCAGGCTGGGATCAGGATGCGATGGTTCTCGGCGGCACGACCACCGCCAACAACGGGACGACAACCGCAGCCTTCCAAGGCTATGGCACTGTCATTGCGCGGAACAGCGGCTACGGCATCCGCCGCATGGTCTATGGACGGGTGTTCGTCAACGGCGTGATCGTCCGCGACAACTACACCTCGTTCAACTCCGGCGGCAACGCGGCCTATGAGTTCGACGGCTCGACGGGTGGCGGCAACGTCCAGAATATCATCGACAGCCCCGTCATTGAGATGGGCAACTACGTGTACGGGATTAAGTGCACGCAGTGCTACAATACGATGTTCCTCAACATCGGTGGCTATGATGGTACTCCCGGCACAACGCTGGCGTCGATCAACCTCGTCTCCGGCAACCACAATACGGTGATCGGAGGCGCAGAGCCGCCGACGGGTAGGTTCCTGATCGATAACGGGGGCGCAACCAACGCCATCCTGAACTCGACCACCGAGCAAAACTACCTGCCAGACCTCGGCATCGGGACCAATGTTCTCGATTTCAATTTCCAAGTGGGCAACAAGACCGGACAATGGATTGCGGAAGTTGCTGGTGGCAATACCAATACTGCCGATGGCGCCGCGCTCTATATCCGCAACGGCTCACCTGGCAACGTCGTCGGTGCGTTCGGCAATATCAGCTCTATCGCCGGGGGCGCCTACGACGCCTCGATGTACGTCTACTCGACCGGCAACACGTATCTCGGCGCTGCCGGCGCGGCCCGAGTGCTGCTCAATTCGAGCGGCGTTACCATACTCAACGGCGGGAACATCACCACGCCGAGCGTGGTGTTCTCTGGATCGAGCAGCGGGTCCACGACGCTTCAGGCGAGTGCTGTAGCTGGTGGCGCACTTACGCTGCCCAATGCGACCGATACTCTGGTTGGCAAGGCGACGACGGACATCCTTTCGAACAAGTCCTTCAGCACCAACGTCAATATTGGCTCTGGCACAGCAGATGCGCTGTTGACGGCAAACGCCAATACCGTCTCCTCGCCGACGCCCCCGACGAACACGGTTGTACATGCTGTCGGCGCGGACGGTAGCGCATCACGCTACACGCTGGACGCCTTCGGGGGCGTCCCTCAGTTCACCGCGCGCCGGGCAGACGGTACGGCTGCAAGCCCAACCGCCCTAGCAAACAATGACGTTTTCTATCAAATGTCAGGTTTCGGAGCGAGCGGCGCCGGTACGTACTTCTCCACAGCCAGAGGCACCATTCAAATGGTGGCGACGGAGGCGTGGACGCCGAGCGCTGCTGGCTCCCGCATTCGCATGCAGACTACCAAGGCCACTACCGCAGTTATCTCGACTACCTTCGATGTAGATGGCGTCGGCCATACCATCGAGGGCATCCAAACCGCGCCCGCCGCGAGCTCCTGCGGCACATCCCCGACGGTCGATTCCACGAGCACCGACGAACACGGCCTAGTCACGGAAGGCACGACCGCAACGGGATGCACGATCACCTTCGTCAACGCGCACACGAACACCCCGCAATGCACTGTGACAGCGCAGACGCAGCAGGCGGCCTTCGGCTACACCCTCTCGACCACGGCCATCACCATCACCAACACCAGCGGCAGCGGCCTTAAGGTCAACTGGCGCTGCAACGGCCAATAGCCCAAACCCAAAAGGATCACGCATGCGCCTCTTTGTGCTGGCCACGAGCCTGCTCGCCTGTTCGGCTCTCTCCGTCTTCGCGGATGAACCTCCAAAGCCCGATCAGGACCAGCAAGTCATGCTCTTCATTGCCGGCCAGCGAGAGCAAGCGTTGAACGCCGTTGCCATCTGTCAGGCCGGTGCCCAGACGGTTCAGTCGCAACTCGCCGAGGCGAACGCCAAGGTCGATGAGTTGACCAAGGAACTGGCCGCGGCGAAGGCCGTGCCAACCAAGTAGCTCGGAGACATCCCCATGACCTCAACCGCGCTTGTCGCGGCGCTTCCGCATGGAGTGCGCCGTGGAAGATAACTTTGACGCATCTCTCGCGCTCGTGCTGCAGTCGGAAGGCGGCTTTGTGAACAACAAGGCAGACCCCGGCGGCGCAACGAATATGGGCATCACCCGCAAGACGCTCGCTGCATGGCGGCACGTCTCCCCGTGGTCATCCCTGCCGGTGAGCGCCGTCAAGCAACTGACCAAGGACGAAGCGTCCCAGATCTACAAGGCCAACTACTGGCGGCCCGTGCATGGCGATGATTTGCCCAAGGGGCTCGACTACGCCGTCTTTGATTTCGGCGTGAACAGCGGCCCCGTTTCAGCCATCAAGGCGCTGCAGGCCGCCGTCGGCGTGCCGGGGGATGGCCTAATTGGCCCCGTGACGCTCGCGGCCGCTGCGAGGATGCCGACGACCGCAATCCTCGTCCTCTGTAACAACCGGCTCGATGCGCTTCGGCATCTGCCGACATGGCAGACGTTCGGCGCGGGCTGGACCAATCGCGTCGCTGCCGTGCGCGCCGCTGCCCTTCGCATGGCCTCCTAACCCCTCCAATCAACCCCGGAGACTACCCATGAGACTGCCCCTCGCGGCGGGCGCGATTGCGCTCGCCCTGTTCCTCGGCGGCTGCACGCCGTCCGATCTTCTACCGACGCCGATCAAGAACCTGATCAACACCTACGGCGCCCTGACCGATGCCTCGGTGCCGCCCGCCGCTGTCATCGTCGCCGGCAATAGCTTCGATGCTGTCGAAGTCACGGCCAAGAACATCGTCATCGCCTGCACGCCAGCCGCTCGCCCGGCCGCCTGCAATGACGTGGCGCTCGGCAACCTCATCAAGGCCGTGAAAGCCGGCCGCACGGCCCGCGACGGGCTCGAAGGCTTCCTTGCCGACCATCCCGGCCAACTTGGCTCCAAGGGCCTCTATGACGCCCTCCAGAAGGCCATTTCCACCATCCAGGCGGCCATTGCCGCCTATCAAGGAGCGTAAGCCATGAACGCCATCGTCCAGAGCATTCTCGCGCTCCTCGCGCAGATCGCCCCGCTGATCAAGGACTCGGCTGCCATCGCGTCGATCATCAGCACCGTCGAGCAAATCCTGCCCATCGTCGTGCAGGAAGCGCAGGACCTCGTGCAGCCGGTCAAGAACATCATCGCCGCGCTCTCCGCCAATCCCGCCGCGACCGCCGATCAACTCGCGGCGCTCCAGGCCCTCGACGCCAAGGTGGACGCCGATTTCGACGCCGCCGTTGCCGCTTATCAGGCGGCTCATCCGCGGCCGGCCGCCTGATGGCCTGGGTTTCGCGCATTATCCTCGGCGTGCTGCTCATCATCTTTGGGCTGGGCTACGCCGTGCTTCGCGTCCTCGCCGATATCGACGGCGATCCGAACGAAGGGCCGCTCGGCGGCTGGGCTCCCCTCATCGCTGGCGTCACGCTCGCCGCTCTCGGCGCCATCGTCCTCATCTTTTGAAACCCGAAAGGACTATCCCATGACTGCTGACCAGATCGGCGGAATCATCCGCGCCCTCGTCGCTGCCGGCTCCGCCTACGTCATCAAGGAAGGCTGGGCCGACGCCAACACCACTGCATGGATCGGCGGCGGCATTGTGCTGCTCGCGACCGGCGCGTGGTCCTGGTGGACCAACCGTCCGCAGAAGATCGTCGACCCCGCCACAGGCCAGCCCAAGGCCAGCTAAGGCGGTTCTATCTCCCAAAAGCGTCACGAGCGGACCCGAGAGGCGCGCAAACACCTCTCGGGCCCTTCCACCACGACCGCGCGAACGGCCTATGACGGCAGCCCTTCTTAGCAGGTGTGCCGGAGCGTCGACCGTTTACCATTTCTTATTGGAGCGACGCATTTTGTCCGGACCGAAATTCGATCCCACCATCAACCTTGGCCACGTCCTTACCATCGTCGCGCTGCTTGGCTCGGTGACGATCGGGTACTTCAACATCCGAAACGACGTGGCCTTGGCCGATCAACGCATCTCATCGCTCGAGAAGGGCCAGACAGCGGCCGACTCCTTCCAGAGCACGGTGCTCAGCCAACTCAGCGACATCAAGGTGGACATAGGCGTCCTCAAGGCTCGAGACGGCGCCCAAAAGTGACCCTCCGCCAATTCCTCCTCACCACGATTGCGGCTCTTGTGATCGTGGGCGTAGCGGCATGCGTTCTGTTCAAGACGCCGCTGGCACATGCCGGCGCTCTTTGCGGCACGGCGAGCTTCTACGGCCGCGAGAGTGGCCCGACGATGGCCAACGGCCAGCCGTTCAATCCCTCCGCCATGACCGCCGCCATGTGGGGGCCTCGCTTCGGCACGCGCGTCCGAGTGACGGACCAGCGCACCGGGCGATCGGTCGTTGTGACGATCACGGATCGCGGACCAAGGCTCGATCTCCACCGGCTCATTGACCTCAGCGAAGGCGCGGCCCGCCGGCTCGGCATGGGCGGCTTGGCCAAGGTCTGCCTCTCCACACCATGAAATCCGCGCCGGACGGCTTCCGGCATTTCGAAGAAGGACGAAGACCATGTTGACTGTGAAGCACATTGCATTGAGTGGCCGCGAGACGATCCACCTTGCGCACGAGGTGACGTTTATTCCGACCGATGCGGCGTCGAATATGAAAACCCGATCGCCTATCGAATCCGCTCATGAAGGCGGCCGGCTGGAGATCGTGACGCCGTACCATGTGCCCGGCGAGCCGGGAGGGCATGTGATGGGCCTCGAGGGCGGAACGGTATTCGTCATGAACGAGGTCGGCAAAACCGTCTCGCGCTATGACCTCGGCGCTTCCAACGTCGCCTTCGGCGTCGACAGCCAGACACTCAAAGCTGCCTGACCACTCCTCCGCCTCCGCGCTATTTCAACCCCTGCTTGCCCTCGCCGGCAGGCAGGGGTTTTTGCATTGATAAGACTCAACTTTTCCGAGTCGGATCACTATCTTAGCGGCATGCCGAGTAAGCCGCGTACCCCGAAATCCACCGTCAAAATCCGCCGCCTGCCCAAGGTCGGAGATACCATCATGATCCCCGTCAAGGTGACACGCGTCGCGGGGGAGGACGAAGATGCGCAGGTAACGGTTCGCATACCTGGGAATGCGCAGCTCTCGACGACGAAGGCGAAGTGGCTGCTCGAGGAGTAGTATCGACGGGCCGGGCTTGAGTACCTGCTGCCAGAGGGGCCGTCCCCGGAACTTGCTGACGAACGGGAGCGTTGCTTCCATCTCCCAGACGGGCGCCCGCGGCTTTCGCCGACTGGCTCTCACCAGACCCCGTCACTTCACTCGTCAATATAGCTGGCTTACGCCTACCTCGCTGCACGTCCATCCGTGCTGCCGTCGATCTCGTTGAGGCCGAAGCCTCGAAACCAAGGATAGTACCGGCGGTGACGCTAGGTCCGGCTGTCTCCCGGGCGCCCCAGCATCACCGCCACCGACTAGGATCGGCAGGCTACCAAATCCCCTCGAATCCGCCAAGCCGTTCCCGCTCGACTCCGCATATTTGTTCTGTGTACGTTCACGGGATGAGCAACGGGCCATATCGAGACGATACCCGCTACGGTTTCCCGCCGGACATAGACCAGCGGATGCCGGCGGAAGTACCGTGGGACGTGCCGATCTCTGAGCTTCCCGCGTTCTCGCTCGAGATTGTGTGCTGCAAGGGCACGACGGTGCTGCCGCTTCGGTTGATGGCCGCGAAGCACGGCTGGAAGCGCACGCTGCGCACGATCGTCCCGAAGCTCAAGTGCGACGCGTGCCAGGGCAGGCCCGCGTCCATCACCTTCGTTCCTCGTCTCAATGGGGATGGGCATTCGAATGGTGAGAAGACGGGGTTGAGGTTGCGCTAGGCGGGTCGGGGAGGTGCATCCAGTGGGTCGGCTGGATTGCCCAGTCGCCCGGATCAGAAAGCCATCGATCGAGCGCGCCTGTATGAGCAATCCGATAAACCCACTGGCCCTTGTGCAGATATCCGGCCAACAGTCGGCTGCCATCCTTCGGTGCTGTTTCAATCGGTTGCCAATCGGCCATTTTCTTCCTCAAGGGGTAGGGTGCATGTGATGAGGGGCTAGGCGGGGTCGCGCTCGCTCGGCGCAGTCATGCGCTTCAAGAACGTTCCGAGCCGATCGGCGCATACATTGACGGCGGCCTTGGCGCTCGGGTCGTTCATTTGAGCAGCGTACGACTCCACAAACTCGACGGCATCTTTCGCCGCACGCCGGTAGCCTTCTATGTGATCTTGGCGTCGGTCCATTTTACACCAATCCCATTTTCTCATTCGAAATCAATGCGTCGTGCTGATATGGTGGGTAAAACGATCAAGCATATAGCATTGATAAATCTTGTCTTTCCGCTTCGACCATCAGCCTCTTAATCAGCGGGTCCACGGTTCGAGTCCGTGCGCACCCACCAATTTCCCGGCATCTCCGGCCGATCACTTTAGCCCGTTTTACAATCCGACGGGGCCTTTTACAGTTTTGTCCCCCGTCCGTTCCGCGTCTCCAGCCGTTCGATGACGCCTTCGCCAGCCAGGTAGTGCTTGCGGATGATCGATTCGGCGTCCCGTTCGCTATGGCCAGTGATCTCGGCAATCTCGCGGATTGACGCCCCGTGGAAGCGATAGGCAAGCGTGACGAACGTCCCCCGCAAGTCGTGGAAGGTGATGTCATCATCGGCGAGCCCGGCGCGCTCGATCACGTCGTTCCAGGAGGACCTGAAACCGTCGCTGGTCCATGACGTGACCTCGCCGCCCTTCTTGCGGGTCGGCGTGAGGATCGTCGCCGCCTCTCGCTTCGTGGCGTCGAGTGTGGCCTTGAGCTGCGAATAAACGCGAATGCGCACCAAGCGTCCGGTTTTCCCCTGCCTGAGCTTGATGTGCGTTCCGTCATAGGATGACCAACCAAGGCGCAGCAAATCGCCCTGTCGCTGGCCGGTCCAGCGGGCAAGTTCCATCGCCAGTCGAAGCTTCGGCGGCGCGTTGGCGAGGAAGCGAGCGATCTGGTCATCCGTCCAAATGGCATCTCGCCGGCTGCCGTCCGCAAGGCGTCCCAACTTCTCGAGCGGGTTGCGCGTGATCGTCTCGCGGTCGAGAGCGAACGACAGCATCCGCGCCAGCACGCTCATGACCAGATCGGCCTTCCGCGGCGTATCGGCCATGCTATCGCGCCATTCGAGGAAGAGGCGCCGCGCGCCTGGCTGACTGATAGCGACCGTGCGAAGCGGGTGAAACTCCGCCTCAATAGTGTCGATCGCCGCCTTGTAGCCTTTGCGGGTCGAGTCCTTGAGGCCAGTGTATTCAGGGCTGGCGAGATAGGCCCGGATGATCTCCGGGAAGTAGCCGGTCGCTGCCGCCTCTTTGCGCTCGCGGGTGAGCCGGAAGAACTCGGCGGCGAAGGCATGTTCGTCCGCCGGGTCCGACTCCATGCGCGGGCCGCCACGCCACGCGTAGTAGTAGGTCACGCGCTCGCCACTCGCCAGCGTCGCCTTGACCTTATGAATGCCCACGAGCCTTACTCGCATGCCGGAGCGCCCTGAACCGTTCGATCTCGGACGGCGCGTCCGCTTCCGTGATTTGGTCAACGGGGAGGAAGCGCACCTCGCCGTTCTTCACCACAATCCCCATAGTTATGCCCGCCGCAGCGGCGCCCTTGACAATGCGAGTGACGTCCTTTTGGCAAACGAGAGCCGGCTTCGACGCCATCACCACACTCCCGCCCCATGCCCGAGCGACCACAGCCAGCGAGCAAGCTCAACTACAGCCACACCTGCAGCAATGATCGCAGCGCAGATGAGGGCGGTTTGGACGCGGCGCTCTATGCAGCGGGTCATCGGGGCCTCGCGTTGAGCATGGCAGCGTACATTGGGCCGATGCCGTCGATGTTCGGCTCCATGCCAGCAGCGCACATTTCCTCGGTCGCCAGCTTGGGGACGATCACGAAGCCGGCGGCGTCGAGAGCGGCGATAATGACGGAAGCCTTGGTTAGGCTTCGCTTACTTGGGAACGGCGCCGCGCTCGCGGCCTTAGCGATAATGTCCTCGATCTCGATCACTTCCCACCTCTTGCTGAAAGAGCGCGGAGAAACGAGAGGCAAAGCGCAAGCGCGGCGGTTTTCCCACCACCCTGTGTCAGGGCGCCGATGTAGCCCCCGTCCGGCATGACGCGAATAACCTGTGCGAAAGGGCCATCCTCCATCCGGCAGACGCTCCAGAACGCGCCCGGCAGCTCGCGCTCGATGAGGCCCACGATAGCATCGAGACTGGACGTATGTGGCGGGATGAGAGGCAGGTAGAGGTAAGCGGACCTGGGATCGGTCAACCGCATGATTGCGATGTCGATCTCCCGATCCGGCCCTTCGGCGCGTTCCACTCTCTCGATAAGCTCGGATAGACCGGGTGTGGTGGGGTCAGAGGGGAGGGTCACGACTGCAAAGCCTCCATGTCTAGCGCCATGCCCAGAATGCGCGCCTCATCCCACGGCACAACATATTTGAAGTGGCCGGGCGCCGTTGAGTGCCGATGATCGATGGCGTCGATAAGCGCCGCGGCTGCCGACCTCAGGGTGATGGGGACAACCCCGGGGCACTTCTTCTGCGGCTTGAGCTTTTTGCCGCTGAGCGGATTGTGGGTGCGCTTGACGATGCCGCACTTCTTGCAGCAGGTCATGCCGCGCCACTCCCACCACTCGTGTTCCTCAGGGGTGCTCACGGGCTCTTCTCCTGGTCTGCTTGGCGGAGGGCATTTCTGCCGGCCTCGGTTATTTCCCAATGCGGACCGTTGGCGAAGTTCGTCTCAGCCAAAAGGCCGCGCCGCAGAAGCGAACGATAGGTTCGCCCGTAAAGGCTGACGCTTGACACTGCTACTGCGCGCTCGGATGTTATTTCGAGAGCCCATTTTTGGTCGAAAGTAAGCCTCTCGCCCATCTACTCGCTCCTCTCTTTGGCGAGAGCGGCGCGGGCGTGGTCGGCATGGGCCGCTGTCCATTGGTCGATAGCGCGGCTGAGCGCGTTCATTGCCTCCGAGCTTGGAGCGGTAGGGTGCACGCGACAAGCAGCAGTAGCCAGGATTTCGCCGGCCGTCGCCATCGCCTCGGCGCGGGCCTCGGCCATGACGCGGGCGATGTGCTCTTTTTCGACTGCTTTCGCTTTGCGGCTCATCGCCAGTAGCTTCAACGCGCTGTCCCGCTCCCGCTCCGCCCGCTTCTTGTCTTCTAGTGCGGCGGAAAGGACGGAAGCGGGGACGAGGGGAGTGAGTTTGGCTCCCCGTTCTCTCCAAGAATTGGCGAGGCTCTCGATATGCGTCATGCGGGTGATGCTGTCGACGCTGCCCGCTCCGAGCCAGTAAGCTTCCCAATGCGTCGGCTCAACCTCCACCGTAGAGGTAGCGGGCTGGGGTGCGGGATCGGAGAAGGTGACGACAATGTGCTGCGCCAAATCCCACGCCTTTACTTCTCGCGAATTGAGTGGCTGCTCGTGGCTAGTGCTTTCGAGGCACTCACGAACCGCAAGAGCTCTTGCTAGCAGCGCTGGCCGGCTGATCTCCTCGCTCATGATTGGGATGCCTCGCCTGACGCGTCTTCGATGTGATAGCCGTGGCCGTTTCCGACCTTCCATCGACTCTTGCTATTGATGGCCATCTTCCGGTCGATCTCCGCTCCCAGATCGATGCCGAACTTGTGGGCGAGCCGGTAGAGGATGATCACGACGTCGGCGGCTTCCTCGACGGCGTGTCGATCAGCATCGTCATTGGCGAGCGCCATGCCCATTTCGGACATTTCTTGATTGGCGCGGGCGAAGATCGAGACGGCGCTCGGTGCCGGGCCGAAGGCGCTTTCGATCCATTCGTTGATCGAGGCTTGCGTCTCGCGCGCCTCCTCCAGTACCGCGTCTCGTGAGGAACGGAGGGCAACACCGAGCGCAGCTTTTACGGCTCTGACGGTGGACGGTCCCATGTAGCCGCCTCGTGAGTCTGCAGCTGCTTGCAGTGCGGTCTCAATGATTGCCGCTCGTTCCCAGCCCGGCTCGATATGCGGTGCATCTTCTGCACGAGCAGGGCCGTCGCCTTGAAAGTCGATGCCTGACCACGCGAAGTCGCGTTCGGCCTTCTTCTCGACGTCTATGGCCTTGAGCAACCATTGTGGTTCTGGATGCCAATCCGTCGCTCCGTACCACATGCGCACCGGTCGGATGCGACGCTCAGCCGTCTCGCCGCGCCAGTTGGTGTAGATGATGGTCAGCGGCTCAACTTGTGCATCTTCTGCACGAGCTGGTTCGGTAGGGGGTTGAGGAGTGGCGGCCACGAAGGCTTCGCGCAATATCTCAACCACGCCGCCCGACCTGCCTGCCGGGCCAGTATTGGCCGCGTCGGTGGATAGTAGCCCTCGGTTTCGCAGCCGCGCCCACGTCGCGTAGACTGCGCTCTCAATCGCCACTTCGCTGTGGTCAGTCATTGATCTGCCTGCCTCGAAGGCATCGCGCGAAGCAGCTTCTTTGCCGTCAATATTGGGAATGCTCATTGATCTGCCTCTTGGTGCTGGGAGCGGATGCGGGCGGCGGCTTCGAGGGCCGGACGCATGCCCTTTCGAGACACGGTGTCGGAACGGGCGCATGACAAAAGCATTGCGTTCCACGCCGCATCGACCTCAGCCTCCGTCACCTCCCCGCTATTGGCACGAAGGGCGGTTAGAGCGAGGTCGGATAGGGCGCTGATGATGTGCTTGGCGTAGTCGGCTTGCGCGGCGGACTTAGCCAGTTCCAGTGTCTCGAAGCGTCCGCCGTTCATAAGCGGGCTTACCCATCCCTCATCTGGTTCGTGCCAAGTCAGGTAGTCGCGATCGAGCGCGCTGGCGCGGAACATAATGCCGTCATCATCCACTTTGGTGGTCCATTCCAACGGCTTCACCCAAAGGTCTTCTGATAGGGGGAGGGGATGGGTCATTTGGTGGCCTCGCGGAGCTTCGCCAGCAGGTTCGACGCGAGATATCGCGTGCCGACGCGGAAATCGGCGTGGCCGATATCCTGGTTCTCGTGGTTCGAGATCAGCGTCTCCAGCACCTTCTCCGCTTCGGAGAGCAGGGCTTGTGCCTCGCCGAGGACTTCAGCGCTTTCGAGCCGATCCATTTCCCAGCCGTTGCGAAGGTGGTCGCGCTCCTCCTCAAGCTCCTCTATGCGCTTGGCTTGGTCGACGGAATGTTGGAATATTTCTGCGATATCGGGATTTTCTTTTGCCCATTCAGTGCCGCGCCCATGCATCGGGCATTCTGGATTTTCGCCATAAGCTTCCGCGCAGGTGCAGGCGCTCAGCTCTGAGGCTGACGGGGTGCTCACGGTCATGATGCGTCACCCGCCGCGACAATGGCGCGGTCGAAGAGAGCCATGATGTCGGAATGCTTGCGCCGTTTGGCGTCATTGAACGCCGCGACGTCGCCACGATATGGGCCGCGCGGAAGAACTGCTTGGAGGACCCCATAGACCGCCAGATAGCGCGGTTGATTGAAGTTGAATGTCCACGCCTCGAGCCCAACCGCTTTTCTCGAAGCGCCGAGCACACAATAGGACCGGTCATCGATGGAGTAGGTACCTTGGCACCACTTCTCCGGCGTATCGATCAGCGCCTTCGCGGCGACGAGATCAGATTTCAGGCTCATGTCTGTCCTTTCGCCTCAGCAGAGTCTTCAAACTCGCCGATGTGCTTGTCCGACCAGCCGAACCATTTCTCGGGGCGGGTGGTCGCGGTTTTCTGCGGGGGGCCCTTCGCGAAACCGCGACTGCCCCATTTGGTCTTGCGCCTGACGAACGCCTTCGCCTGGTGGTTGTTGGCCTCGGCGCGGGCGACATTCTCGCCGCTGGTTTTGATGACGTGATGCTCGTGAAGCATCAGCTGTAGGTTGCTCTCGCGGTTCTCGCCGCCGTCCTTGAGCGGGATCCGATGGTCGCAGTCGACGCGATCCCGGTTGAGGTTCATCACCCGGCCACAGCCGCAGGCGCAGATGCCGTTCTGGCGCGCGTAGAGGCGCAGCAGTACCAGCTTGCCCGGCATGCTCTCAGGGCGACGGCCTACCCATTCTTTGACGGCGCGCGCTGTCATGCCGCCTCCGTCTCGAAGCTGGCATCGTGGAATTTCACCTGATGATCGGGATTGGCACCGAAGGCAAAGATCAGCTCGATCAGGTCGCTCATTTCGGCCTTCGACAGGTCGGAAGACGACCGGCCAAGATTGACGAAGCCGTTGCCGTCGATGTTCGGCACAAGGCGCAGCTCGCGCTTGAGCCCATCGAGAAAGATTAGCTTCCAGTCGTCGGGCGAGAGCTTGACGCCATGCCAGCGGACCTGTTCGGCGACGTCGGTCAGCATGGCCCAAAACCGCGAGTTCTGGTCGAGCGTGCGTTTGGCTGCCTTGAACTCGACGCGGGTCCCGGTCGGTGCGCGCATCACCCAATCGCAGACCTTCTTGCGGTCGGTGATGCTGTAGAGGGGAACCAGGGCGCGGCTCATAGCGTCCTCGCGATGCGGATCATGTAGTCGCGCTGATGGTCGATCGCGGCCTCGATGGCGCGCCGGTCCTCGCCGGCATAGTCGTCGATCCGCAGGCCCGCCAACGTGGTGTTGAGCGCATCGAACGAACGGGTCTTGCCGATCCGCGATACCCAAATTCTGGCGCCCACGATTGACGCGGCCGGGCTTGTTGGGCCTCGGCCGCTCCCTTTACGCTGCCGCTGCAGCATGGAAATTCTCATAGGTGCGGATGCTGTCCACGAGCGCGTCGAGCTCTTCGGTGAAGGCGTCGATGTGCTTGGCGAGGTTGGCGATGTAGGCATCGTCGCGGTAAACACGGACGATCAGCGCCGGCAGCCGTGGGCAGAACGAAGTGAAGTCCCACCACTCCCGCTCGCTGACATAAAGGTTCCCCTGAACTTGAGCCTTATGCTCAGGCGGCAGGCGGTTGAGGCGCAGCCGCTCGATTTGGATGGCGGGGAGGGCCGTCTTGATTTCGAGTCCTCCGTCTTGCCCGATAAGGCTGTCTGGGCTGCAGCCTTTGCGGCCATTGCGCAAGAAACCGACCTGGCGCGGCTCAACGTCGGTGATGAAGGCGTAGTGCTCTCGCGCCGCCGCTTCCTGTTCCTTGCCGCGGTCCATGTGACCGTTGCTGTAACTCTCGGCCAGTTCTCCGGTGATGACCTCGCCAGCCAAATCCCTAAGATAGCGGTCGCGCATCTTGCCCTCGCCCTTGGCGAGGATATCCGCGAAGCGTGAGGCCGTCGGCAGGCCGAGACGAGCCGCGTACCAATCAGCGCTGCCTTGTTCGAAGTCGAAGACCTCAACCGGCATTGCCGCTCTCCATCGCGTCGAAGTTGGGCGGCACGGTTACTTTGGTCGCCTCTCGGCGCTTGATGCGGCCCTTAAGGCTTGCGACGGCGCGATCGAAGTCCTTCGCCTGGAGGTCGGTCACCGCCTCAATCCTGGCCCACGCACAGAATTTGTCGGTCGTCGCGCCCGCGTCCTCGATAAGTTTTAGGAGGTGCTTCGCCTGCTCAGGCGAAACTGTCTCGCCATGTGCTCCTGCGGTTTTGCCGTCGTCATCCTCTCCTCGACTGGTAACGTTGAGCAGAGCAATCGCGGTGTAGCGCTTGCCGTAGCTGGTCGACGATCCGATGGCCTGGACGTTGTTCTTGCTGCCGGTCGTGTCCATCGGCAGGCTGAGGGTCGTTTCTTCGAAGTGGCCCTCGCGATGCGACAGAACGCCGGTCACCTCGACGCGGTCTGCATCCTTTTTCACCCGGAACGACAAGGCGAAGCCGTACTCGGCCAACAACGGCCGGATTGCCTCGTTGATGTCTTCCCAGAGGGCGTACGGCGTCGACTGCTGCAGCTCTCCAGTACGCTTGCCGTCCTTGTCCTTCTCGCGGACTTCGATCTTGCCGCGGCGATCGACGACGGGGAGCTTGGGCTGCATTTCGGCGAGGGCGGCGACGAAGGCGGCCCGCGCTGTCCGCGCCGTCAACCGCTCGTGCATCTGCATGAGGCGCTCCATCTTGTCGATATCGACCGACGGGTCCGACGCCGCGCGGCTGATAACCTGCAACAGCGAGGCGCTGTCGGATGCGGGATGGTTCTCGACGTTGGCGACAGGCGCTTCCTGGCGCTCGGCAACTGCTTGTGCTGTCACGGCGCAATCTCCTCAAAGGTTTCGGCGAGCACGCGGCCTTCGCGGTCGAGCGTGACGATGACGCTGGCAATGCACCACTTGCCGTCGCGGATGGTGGGCTTCTGCCGGC